AAGCCGCAGTAACAGATTGGTTTGTTGACAAGGCGGTGTTCATGGAAGTACCGCTAGAAAACGCCAAGTTCACAACAAAGTTGTTAGCGGCATTGCTTGTGTAGTATTGAACAGAGCCAGACTGGACATATAGATTGGTCGTGCTAGAGGGCGCAGAACCCACCACGTTGACTGTTTCGTTAGCATCTAGAAGTGAAGCACCAAATACGCTTGTTGATCCACTAAATGTTTGTGTTGCTGTAAAGGTTGTTGCTGTAGCGGGCGCTACATAGTCCGTACCAGCAGTTGCCGCAGATAAAGCGGTTCCGTTACCTTTCAAAACGCCAGTAATGCTTGTTGACAACGTCAAGGCTGGAGTTGCACCACCAGAACTTGTTCCTGCAAAGCCGTTAGCAGATGCAACTGATACCGCTGTTACCGTGCCTCCCGCAGACCATGATGCTGTTGTACCGTTAGAAGTTAAAACATAACCATTTGCACCAATTGCAAGGCGCGTGGCGCTGTTTGTACCATTTCCAAGAATCAAGTCACCAGTAGTTGTGATTGGAGACAAAGCATTAAATGCGGCAGACGCTGTTGTTTGTCCTGTACCGCCGTTAGCAATCGCTAATGTTCCTGCCAGCGTAATTGTGCCAGACGTCGTGATCGGGCCTCCCGACGTGGTCAATCCAGTCGTACCACCAGAAACAGCAACGCTTGAGACTGTTGCCGATGAGCCTGCATTACTTGCAAGCAGTTTGACAGTGCCTGCGCTGTTTTTAAAATACAGTTTTTCGTCTAACGTGTTGAGCGCAAGTTCGCCAGCAACCAAGTTGCCAGAACTTGGGACAGCGGAAGCCGTCGTGCTGTAGTACAGCGATATTGGGGTATAACCTGCTTGAGACATTAGAAAGTTCCTCCGAAGATGCCAGTTGTTGCAGTTACTGTCGTTGCGGCTACAGTAGTAAACGCGCCCGTGTTTGTGGTTGTAGCACCAACAGTTCCGTTGATGTTAATCGATGCCGTACCTGTTAGGTTAGTTACCGTACCGCTTGATGGTGTACCTAATGCGCCGCCATTGACTACAAACGCCCCTGCCGTGCCTGTATTGACCCCTAGAGCCGTTACAACACCTGTACCAGTAGTGGCGGTGCTTGGAGCAACTCCAGCGCCGCCACCAACCATTAAAGCGTTTGCCGCCAACAATGCCGAAGACGCTAAAGTTCCTGTTGCCGTATAAGCAAGTATTCCGCCGCTAGTTCCAGCAGTAAGACCTGTTCCGCCATTGGCAACTGCCAAAGTGCCAGCCAAAGTGATTGCACCACCAGTCGCCGTGTTTGGCGTCAAACCAGTGGTTCCTGCGCTGAAAGTCGTCACACCACCAGCAGGGGCTGGTTGCCATGAGGCAGTTGTGCCATTAGACGATAAAAGATAACCGTTTAGACCAATCGGTAATCTGGTAGCGCTGTTAGTGCCATTGCCAAGAATCAAGTCACCAGTTGTGGTGATAGGCGACAGAGCATTGAATGCCGCGGAGGCTGTGGTCTGACCAGTGCCACCATTTGCGATTGCCACAGTACCTGTAACATTAGACGCAGTACCCGTCGTATTTTGATTAAGCGTAGGAACATCGGCAACTTGTATGGTGTTCATCACCACATTCGTTCCGTTACCTCTCAGGTACGATCCACTTGTGACCGCACCCGCAAAAGCGTTCATTGCCGCCTGAGCTGTGGTTTGACCTGAGCCGCCGTTGGTAAGTGCCAAAGTCCCCGCCAAAGTGATGGCGCCAGCGGTTGCAGTGTTAGGAGTAAACCCAGTAGTGCCTGCGCTAAATGTTGTTACACCTCCAGCCGCACCACTTGAAGCCAAAGTAATGCGACCCTGTTGATCAACCGTAATATTGGCATTGGTATAGGCGCCGGGGGTCACCGCCGTATCAGCAAGAGAGATAGTACCCGTGGAGGTGATTGGGCCTCCGGTGAGTCCCGTACCCGTAGCAATAGATGTAACACCAGAACCAGAGGCAAATGAAGTCCAAGCACCGTTAAATCCCTCAAACAAGCCAGTTGATGAGTTGTAACGAATGTTTCCTAACGTAGATGATCCGCGTTGCCCAGTCGTTCCCACGGGGATGACAACCCCGCCAGTGCCGGGTAACACCGCGTCGCTTGCAATTCCAATAACGGGCGAGTTGACGAAATTACCATCGGTAACGTTAATTTGACCTGCTGTTCCAAGAATTTGTCTTGTTGAAACCGTAGTTGGGCTGGTTAGCGTCAAGGCGCCCAAACCCGTTGCCCCAGCCACAGCCAAAGCAACACCAGTCAAAGCAAATACTGGCGCACCCGCTACCCCGTCCCCATTGGTGATAGACAATCCAGCCGTAGAGGAGGTCATTGTCCTTGCCACAACAGCGTTGCTTGCGGTCTTGGCAATCATCCCATTAGAAGCCGCTTCTAAGCTACCAGAGGCGGCGTTTAAAGTAATCTGAAGGGTAGACTGGGGGCCACCATCAACAAGCCCTATACCCGTCCCATTGGACAAGGCACGACTGTTGTTTAGAGTTGGCTCTTGGTTCTTTGTAATGAACGTCTGAGTTTGAACGGGAGAGCCTGCAAGTGCGGCAGTCGTGGTCTTTACGGTCTGACCATTTTGGACAATCGGAACAAGCTCCGTGCCAGTAATCGCGCCAGCCGTAGGTAATTGTGTGATCGTTACTTGTGCGGACATATTATGGGCTCAGTTGGTCAAGGTTACCGTTGTTCTCAGGATTCTGAGTATTACCTTCGGTCGAGATGATAAAGCTACCACCAGTGATACCATTTTGGGTTGTAACAATGTTGTTGTCATTGGCGGCAACGCTCACGTCAGGACGTGGGAATCTGATCGTTATTCTCTCAGTTTTTCGGGCTGGAAGTCTATAGGGATCTTTCTCATCTGCACAGCCTTGTCCACACACTTGCAACCCCGGGAAATTTGGGTCAGGCCGCATCTGGTCGTGGTCGCGCTTCATCTTGCAACGATCACAGATCGCTATCGATAAAGTAGCATTTCCACGGGTGTCTAGAAAGATAGGCATTAGTGAGTTCTCCCTTGCGCGGCAAGAGTAGCACGGCGAGAGGCAACACGTTTGGCAATCTGCTCAGGTGTCTGCTTACGGCCTTTGCCAGCTTTTCCGCCTTTGCTGAAGAAGTTTTCGGGCATGGGCTTTGTTTTGCCGACGAGCCACGGTGTTGGACGTGAAACGCCTTTCAATGGGCTGACATAGTCTTCGCCACGTGGCTTTGTAACTGGTGGCTTAAATCCGCCAACAGCAATGTTCCAGCCAATTAACTCTTCAGAACGAAGCTTGCTTTCAATGTCGTAGCAGTATTCAGAGCCTGCGACCAGCACAACTTCTTTGATCAGGGTATCCCAACCGTATTTGTTGATTGCATTTGACAAAATCGCGTTGTCATGACGCTTGTTCTTATGAGCCCACTTGTGACCGTAGTTCCAGCGCTTGTCTGCATCTTTGGACACGCCGACATAACCCTCAGTGAACATGTCACTGTGGTGCGGTGCGCGAATCCAATAGACGGAGCAAACGGTCATCGTGTGTAAACTCCTATGTTTGGGGCAAAGTAGATCGGCGACTTGTCGCGCTCTTCCTGCTCAACCATGTTCAGATACTTCTCAGCTTGACCCTCAAGGTACTGGACACGCGCCATGTCAACACCGGGGAGCTCTAGGCTCATGCGGTGAGCCAGCATCATCAATGTTGCTTCATACCAACGGGTCGGAATGTACAGCTCGTCTGTCAAAGAACCAACGTCCATGATCTGCTTGCTGTACCAGACGGTAATTTGGACAAATGGATCACTGGGGACTGGCCACAAGTACAAAGTGGGCTGAGGAATCGTACGATCAAACCAAAATTGAAACGGTTGGTTGGCCGTAAAGTTCTTGTTTGGCAGGTTTGTGTAGTCGTCGCGGTTCAAACGAGACATTGTGATCTCGGTTGAGTTGTTTCCGACGTAAAACTCACGCAAAGCCAGCGTCGTACCGTTAGAAGCACGTACGCGGTAGTACTGGACGGACTGACCGGGGTTAATATCCGTCCAGATCCACTGGTTGTCGGTCACAGTCACGGTTCCAAGGCTGTCAAGCGTCGTCCAAGTGCTGTTATCGGTCGAATATTCCAGTGTCAGCGTCCAAGTTGCGCTACCGCCGCCTGAAACGTAGGGCAAGATGCCGATTGAGCCAGCATAAATTGGGTTGTTTGTCCCAAAATTGGCTGAAATATTGCCGTTTGCACTGGTTTGTTGGCAATAGGTGTCTACGTTGTTGTCACCAACATTGGAAACCGTACCACCAGCAGAAGAACTGTAGCTACAAGAAGGGCGGCTCATCTTGCGATAGAGCACGTTTAGAGCGTCGTTTGCACCTACGGGCAGGCTGTATATGTAATTGTTCGCAGAAACGCCCAAAACGATCTTATCGATGGCGAAATACTGGATGCCGATGTTGATCAGGTTCTGAAGCAAGAAGCTCAAAGACTGACGAGCTGAAACTAACTGCTCAGAGGTCAGCTCTTCGGCAAGTTTGCCGGCACGCCTCGCACCATGATCAATCAGGGTTTGGACATTGACTGTTTGACCGTATGTGTCTGAGTACGCCATTTGTGTTCCTTACCAGCCGGGGCAATTCCAGCGTTGCATCGATGCACGCGCTCTACTGCCCTTTTCGCTCTTTTCTGCTACTGGCCCCATTCTCGCGCAAAACGAGTCCCTGCGAGGGCCGCCTTGGGGTTGTGGAGCTTTTAAATGTGACCCTGTTTCGCGGTTGTACTTTTCGCGACCTTTGGCGGTCAAGCCAGCGCCCTGTTTGGCAGGAAGCTTCTCACCGCGACCAATGGCCAAACTTGGGCCACCGTCTTTCATTCGGGCTGTTTTGGCTGACTCTTTAAAAGCTTTAGCCGTTGGAGCACCTTTGCTACCGGGCTTACGCATTTTTTCACCAGAGCCTTCAGAAATTCTTTGCTGTTTTGCATGGATATTGGCATACAAGCCACCTTCCTTAAATTGTTTACCCTTGTCGGCCTTGGCAAACTCTTTGCCGACCTTTTGGGGGACACCACCAAAGCCACCCTTGGTATGGGCGGCGGCTTCCATCAAACGATGTTGGGCAGGTGATTTGCTTGGCATGATCAGGCGTAAGACTTAACCATCTCAAGGACAACTGTGTATGTATCACCAGAACTTGCATCTGATGTGCTAAACACAATGTTTCCATTCTTACCCGTTCCAGCATTATTTGTAATGCCACCAAATCTTGAAAAATCGTTTTCGTAATTGGTGTTGATGGTTGACAGGAAAAAAGGAACGTCAGTTGTTGCATCCCAGTACATGCGAACTTCTAAGCCGTGGCAAACAGAAGTAATTTTGTTAACAGTCACGCCAGTGCAAGGTTTACCTGATGCGCTAGCGGTAAGGTTAGCTACGTTCACTTTGGTAACTGCTGTCTCACCAGTGCCATCACTGATGTTTGTAAATTTCATGATTGCAAGACGCTCACCATCTAAGAGCGTTTGACTTGTAACTGCATCAGCCATTATTCATTCTCCAATAAAAAGCAGGGAGCCGAAGCCCCCTACTTAGGTTCAGCACTTAACTGCACCACCACGTTTCTTAGGTGGGGACACTGTCACGGACTTCTCAGTCTTGGTGACAGAACCAGAAGGTTTGTCGTCCTTGCTAGTAAACAGGCTCTTCGCACCCTCATACAGCTTGCTAGGGATGCTACGGATGGCTTTAGCCATGTCCATATCTTCCTCAGATGGGCCGATTGATTTGTCGTAAGCGCCTTTTGATGCGTCAGTTAATTTAGCCGCACCGCCAGATTGATACTTCAGGTTGCTCTGGGCTTTCGCTTGCTTCATTGCTGTTGCGCCCTCAGCTTTGAAGGCAGATTGCTCTTTCTTCTGGGCTGGGGTTACACTGCCACCCTTTTTAAAGGCGCCTGATTGACGATCATTGCTGACAGGAGCGGATGGTTTCTTAGCAGGATATGCTACGGCGCGGCCGCTGTCGTTAACAGCTCCCCCCGTAGCGTAATGCTTTTTTGTTGCACCGCCTTTTTTGTAACCACCAGCGTTACCCATCTTCACTTCGCCTGTTGGGGCTGAGTTGTTGTCAGGTGTAGCTGTGTGCATCTTGGTGTCGCGATACTCGCCGCCTTGGCCTTCGGTGTTGATGATGCCGCTCTTTGGAACGCCACCAGCCGCCATCTTGACCTTGCCGCCCTTTTTGTAGCCGCCTTGACCGTTAACTACACCACCTGTGGCGTAGTTCCCGGGCTTCGTTGACTTCAAAACGCCACCAGTAGCGCAAGCCATACCACCAGACTTCAGACCTTTATGGCCCTTGCTAGCTGGCTTAGACTCGTGAGACTTCAGCTCTTTTTCAAGACCCTTCATCTTCGTCATCTCAGCTTTGTGCATACCTTTAGACTCGCCACCTTCCTTCATGCCCATCATAGCCGCACGACGTGCCGCCATAGAAGGACGCTTAGGACGAGCAACGGGCATCATGCCACCGCGAGCAGGCATTGAAGATGCCATAGGAGCATCCATGGGCGCACCCATCATGCCGCCCATAGCCTTCTTCACGGATCCGCCTTTTTTGAGCTTTAACTCAACTGTTGGCTCAGTGGTCATCATTTTGACCATTGGTTTAAATTGTCCCATGTCGCTCTCCTATTAGGCTTGAGTTACACCGAGAGCGCCAACGCGAGTTGCGTTAGGGCCGACAGCGATTGCTGGCAACAAGATTCCTACCACTGTGCGAACGATACCGTTCGAGGCAGTAGCAGGGGTGTATGTACCGCGAACATCACCAGTGGTGGTCGTAGCAGTTGCAGTGTCAGCGGCAGTAAAAGTACCGCCATCTTGCGCCAAAACATTGTTGCTCTTAACGCTTGCTACATAAGCAATGTTAGGAACGCGAACTGGGCAACCCAACACGTTGGTTGTACCAACAGTCAAAGCAGTACCAGTAGCGCCACTTACAGTTACAGAAGTAATGAGGTAGAAGGCTTTTAAACCACTTACAGCAGTGCTTACAGCGGCGCTAGAAGTGATTGCTTCGCTCATCGCTTGACCGTAGACGTCAAAACCGGAGACTGTAACAGTCACTGGAGCAACGCCCAAGGTGTAAGTCAAACCTGTTGGTGTACCTGCGGTAGTTACAACTGCCGCGCCTGCCGTTGTGGTCAGAGTCGCAGAAGTTGATGTCACAGCAGTCAGGATGTAGGTCGTTGGGTTGGTGTAGCCTGTGATAGTACCTGTGCCACCTAAAGTGCCAGAGATAGTCAAACGCTGACCAGTTACCAAACCTGCTTGCGAGGTGAAGGTAATACCACCAGATGTGTTAGCAATCACAACGCTTGACAATGTCGCAACAGCGGCGGTTGCAGTTGTCACGCTAACACCGCGAGGCACATCAAGCGAAAAGGCTGAACTGCCAGCGGTTGTGGTGACCGACTTCACACTGGTTCCAGCCGTTAAGGTTAAAGAACCAGCGGTTGTGGGAGTTTGTGCAGTGGCAATATTGTTTGCAACAGCGGCTTGAGGAACCACATCCCAAACGTAGATGCGACCCAGAGGGCCAACACCAAGGCTCATTGGAGATGGATTGTCAAAAGCCTCTAAATCATGCAAAGTCAACGCAACAGTGTTTGCTATGTTGATTGCTTGATTAAGGGTGTAAGTACCAGCACCACCAGTACCAGTGCCAAAGGCAGTGATAAAAGTACCGTCAGTTACGCCAGCGCCATCAACAAACATACCAACCACGATTGGAGCGCCAAAGCCCACAGAAGTGATTGTCAGTGTTGTAGAAGAAACGCTACCAGTACCACCGATTGCGGTAGTAGAGTAATTGCGCAAGCCCGTACCAATGTAGGTCTCGGCTGGGCCTAGAAAAAGATCATCTGAAAATTGAGGCATGGTCTGCTCCTTGAAAAGTTTGACCAAAAATTAAAAATAAGGGGCTAGGTTTTATGCCAGCCCCTGTTGGCTTTAGACGCCGGGAGTGCCGTACATCGCACGAGGATCAGTGAAGCCCACGTCGTAACGCTCTGTCGCTTTGTAGCGCATAGAGTCAGTTTCGAAGTCGCCTTCCATGGTCTTCTCGAGCTTGCGACGCATCATCATCTTCATGCCTTCAGGCGCGTCGGTTTGTACGAAGAACGCTGAGGCGTTAGTCAAACGTGACAACACAGCCGCGCCTTCGTCCAACAGACCGATGGACTTGACAGGATTGATGTCGTTGTTTGCATTGCCTGCGCGCAAGACTGATTTCAGTAGAACTTCAGCTTGGAAGACGTTGCCGGGAGCCACGACGAGTTGACGTGGAACCAAACGAATCTTCTTACCGTTGTTGTCCACAGCTTGACGAATCTGGATCAACATCTGCTCAAGCGATGTCTGTGACAGATTAGCGGCTGTAGCCAATTGGTTGCTGAATGTACCACTGACGATAGGGTGCGATGTGTTGATCAATGACACGCCATCGCCACCTGCTGTAGCACCGCCAGTGAAGGCGTTGTTCAGCACGTTAGCAGACAAAGTCTCTTTAGTCTCAATCAATGACTGAGCCAAGTGACGTGCGTACACCTGACCGATACGGATGTGGTCACCGTCTTCAACCAAAACTTTGGTCAAAGCAAATGCCAAGCCGTACACAGAGTACACATAGCGTTTCAAGAACAGAACACCACCCTGTTGGTACGACACTGGTGTGCCGTCAGGCAACTGAGGTGCCGCGCCGAAACCGTACAAGACGGGTTCTTCGTGGTAGTTACGTGGAATGCCGTCTTGTTCCGTGAAAACACGAGACCATTCATCGGCACGTTGATCATAGACTCCATCAAAGCATTCGTTAAGGATAGGTTCAACGATACTTCTAAAGTCCGTACTGCGCATTGGTGCGGCCATAATGGGACTCCTTTAAATGGCTACGATGTTAGCTGTGTACTGGTGGCGGCTAATTTGCACGCGCACTATCACAAACGGGTCTCCAAATGCATTACCTGCATATGGGGCGATGTCGATGATTCGGAAATCACCTTGCGAGCCTGCACCGACTACGGTTCCAAGCATAGCCGCTGACAAGCCAGTAGTTGTACTACCTGCTGTTGCGGAAGCCATATTTGCTTGGTCACCAATAGCGGTCTGAGCCAGCGTTGCGTTGGATTGCACTTCATACACGATCTGTTGATCTTGATAGTAGTACACAATGCATGAGCCAGCTTGATACGCTGTATTGGCAGGCCATTGATTGTTGATTTGTCTACGACCAGAAGCATCAGTGTATTCCACACCAGCAAATACGCCAATGAAGGCACTACCTGCTGTTGCGGGAATGATGTTACCGTTCGTATCCAAAGCTACGGGTTGGTTTTTAAGAATACCAGTGGCATAAGCACTGGGAATACCGTTAGCCAACGCAACTGCTCGATCCAACCCAGAAGGGTGGTAAACAGGGCGAAAGCCAAACGGAGCAGATGTTGCAGACATAGTCTTACTCCTTAGAGGTTAGCCCTCAAAAATGGGGGCACGATTAGATTGAGATTGGTCAAACCTACCCATACCTTCGCCTTCCAACCGTACCAGCGACTTACCGCTACTGTCCCGCTGACCTTGAAGGTTCTCAAGTTGAATACGGACTTTGTCCGCTTCTTCCATGGGAGCTTCGTAGTGCAGTTGCGTCATGACGTCTTGGTAGACATCCATGGGCAATTTGAACAGCAACATCTCGTTGCATGATATGTACCCAACGTGTTCTCCAGCCTTGACTTTGTAGTTGTCGAACCCAGACATTTCGTCCGCTTTCACGGGTGTATATCCAAGTCGCACCCTTTTATCAATGGTGTCGTATGCGTTGGTGGTTGAGAGCCAAATGAGGTGCCAGCCCGGCATCTCTGGTACTTTTGGCAGTGCTGATTGGTTCCATTCATCACTCCACATCTTTCGACGTTCCTGTGAGCTTACGAACTTTGTTTCTGGAGCGGCGCGACTTGCGTCCTCGCTTGCGCGATCATTGCGTCCACCTGCGTTCAGAGATTTTTTCAAACGTGATTCGGTCATACTTGTTTCCTTAGTAAGAGTTGTTTCTAGCTTCTTGCGCATATCGCTTAATCATCTTGGATCGCTTCTCGGGATCATCCCAAAAGCCAGCATCCTTCATTGCACGCACTTGTTCTGGTTTCAGTACAAATGTGTTCCTGTTGGTGCTTCCGTTGACGCTTTCGCGACCAGAACTTGTTACAACACTCCTTGGTCTCTTAGTAGACGAACGTACGTCCGTGCTGTCATTGTACTTGTGTGGCAAGTACTTATGCAAGCGATTATCGAGTTCATTCCAATATTCTTGATCAGTTGGGTTCCAACCTTCAGCTACTAGAGTCTCGTCAATCTGCTTTGCAATCTTGGAATCGGTATCCCGACCGCTTGGGTCGTACCAATCATTTCTTTCCATCCAGTTCGCCGCTAAACGTTGTAAGCGAGGATCTGGGACGTTTCCTTGGGTTTGGCGTGGTTCAACAGCAGACTTCTTAAAGGACGCCAAAGCCTCAATCTGACGACGAGCCTCATACATCATCTCTTGTGCGTCAGTCATGGCGTTACCGTCCGCCGCAGAAGCCGCCTCAGCGATCTTCATCTTGGCGTACTGAAGACGTAGCTCTTGGTCTTCAATAGCTTTATCAATACGGGCTAAGTCAGCAGAGTGCGTTTTGCGCTCTACCACGGACAAACGCTCCATCAATTCTTGGTTCTTGCGTTCCAAGTGCTGGAGTTTCATGTCCTTCTCTACGCCTGTCTTCTTGGCTAAATCACGCTTAGCGCGTCTTTTCTCACGACGAGCACGTTGGTACTCTGTCTCGTCTTCAGGGGCTACATCGTCGTTAGACGAGCCACCAGACGCCATATCTCGGTCGTCGTCGTCGTTGTCAGGGGATTCAATGCTGTCAGGCAGGTCAATAACGGCTGAACCGTCCGCCTCTTCCGTTACAACAATCTTTTCAAGTTCGTTTTCTGTGGTCATAAAAATGCTTTCATAGCTAAGGGATCACCAATGACTTTGGCAATGATTTCGTGGTCGTTCAAGATCATAAAAAGGGCTGGATCTTCGTGATCGTCCTCGCCTGTGACCTTAACTTCCCAACGATCTCCGCCCCATTTGGGGACTCGGATGTAATCACCAACTTCGCACCACGAGCCTTCTGGCCAACCTTGCATGGTGTCTCGGTTTTTAAATGCAAGAGGGCCAACTTCGATGACTTTTGCCACCATGTTGTTCCATTTCTCGCTCTCTTTGGTCTCTTCCACCAAAATGATCCCTGCGCCTGTCGTTTTCTGTCGTGTGCGACGTAATTGCACCAAAATTCGACCACCTAATGGCTTAGCACCCGGGTTCACAGCGGGGAATGCCCACTTCACTTCAGCGTTTTCCAACACTTCGGGGTTATCGCTCATCTTCTTCATTTTCCTTTAACATTTTGTTAATGAGATCGAGGGTTTCCTGCAATCCCAAGTTCTGTCCGACCGTGCGTTGGTACGCCTCCCATGACGCGACGTTTCCAGCCGCTAAGGAATGAGCTATTTCAGCTTGGCGCGCCTTTATTGCGCCGATCAGATCACCTAAATTGAATAACATTTATTTCTTTTTAGCTTGCGATAGAGCGCCTCCTTGTTTTTTGGCAGGTTGTTGACCGCCAGTTGACTTCAAGGACGTGCCATCAAGCTTTTCGCCTGCGGCAATACGCTTGTGCATGGGCACTGCTTCGTTGTGGTAAGGGTTAGATGTAGCCATTTCGATCTCCTAGGGTTTGTTGTGCTTCTTTTTGAAGCTTCAGTGCAGTCTGAGCCTGCTCGTTTTGCAATTTCGCCGCGTCTCGCGTCAATTTTGCAGATTCAATACGTTCTTTGGTCAGGTTGTCAGCAGAATTGACTGACATCTTGACGCTATCCGACTGTTGTTGCTTAGCCATCTCAGCTTGCAGTCTTGCGGCGTCCGCTTGACCTTCTAGCATGAGACGTTTGTCAGCCAACTGTAAGTCAGCTTGGTCTTTTGCGGCACGGCGCTGGGTTTCCGCCATGCTGGTCTGCATGAGAACCTGCGCTTCGGGTGGCAAGGGAGCTTGTTGCTTGTTCTGTTGCATCATTTGGATCATCTGCTGGATGACAGGCATGACACCCTTGAACGCTTTCTCACTGTCCATAGCAACGTGTTGAGATGCCAAGGCGTATATCTTGTCAATCTCGGCTGTAAACTTGGGATTTGCGTAATCTGCGTCTTTTTTACCAGTAGATTTGGTTACATAACCGTTCATGCGCTTCAAGTACCACAAGGTGATGTGCTGTTTGATGTGCTCCATGACTTGAGGGATAAAAGCTGGCGCGATCATGGGGTTAGCACCAAAGGCTGGATCTTTAGCAAAGTCCAAGTGACCCTGAATGTGAGCCAAGTGGTCTTGATCAATAAAGGCAAAACCCATCTGACCGAGAGCCATGGCGACGTTTTCGTCGGCAACTGGGCGCTCTTCGGGGTTGGGGACGTCTTTCATCAGCTCGTTGATCCCGGGCACCTTGATCTGCTTCAAGAAACGCTCAATCACTACCTTGCGGTTAAACAAATCTGGATTTTTTTCCATGATCGCCATCACTGACTGAGTCTGCGCCATACGTTGGGTCTCAGAGAAGATGTGCGGATCAGAGACAGGGATCACATCTGTGTTCGATGCGAAGTCTTCCTTGTTAATTTCAAGGTCAGCAACGATCTCACCCTTGCGCTGTTCATCCAAATACCAGCGATTCAGGCGTCCAAGGATCTTCAAAACGCGACCTTGACTGTCGTGCAAACGTGCGTGGATGGCAGAGAATACTGCCGCACCCTGTTCAATCAGCGCTTGGGTGGTTCCAACAGGGGTGTTGGAGTTGACGTCAGCAATCTTTTCCTCTGCGGTGGTCACTACCCCCTTAGCCGCGCCATCTAACCAGCCTAGAAGCTGGAATAACACGGCTGAAGGTGGGTTGAAAGGCATAGGCATAGCGATCTTGCGGATGTCGTCAACACCGGGGGCGCCTTCAATCTCACAAACCTGCGTTACGTCAACCTGTTGGGACTGACCCGAGATCTTCGCTCCCTTGAGCTTGAGCATGGTTGCCGCATTGTTGATATGGGCAGAGTCCAATAAAGCGCGCAGAGAGCCTGTAAGAGCCGCTGACAGCCCTCCTATAAGCTGTGGCAAGCCAATAGCGTACGCACCACGCCATGGGATGAACTTAAACTCGACCAGCCAATCAAGTTTGGTCATGGTTTCGTCGCCCTCTTCCCAATTACGGTAGAGACCAACGCACTCATTCTCATGCTCGTCAACCATCAGGATATATGGGGCGGACTCACCGTCTGTCAGTGGGTCGTCATCAAGCTCAAGCCATGTGTAGATGTGGTAGACCTTACGCAGACCGTCTTCGTTATCTTCGTACTTGCGACCTTCAATCTTGTTGTTAGCTTTCTCAGAGTGGGTTTCCTCTGGCTCAGCACTGACGCGAATCAGGTCGATGTCACGGTACAGACCTGAGCGAATGCGGTTCTTGAACTCCCACTCGGTGATCGTCTGCATTTCAGTGACGCGCTGGGCTGTGTAGAAGTTAGCCGCGGCAAAAGGCAACAGGATGTTGTCGATTGGCATGAACTCAGCACAGGGACGCTTCTTTTTCTCGTCGTACCAGAGCTTCATGTACTGTGAGCCACCTAGTGGGAGCTGAGTCAGCATCTGCTCCTGCTCGTCGCGGAACTCTTCGATCTGCTCAGTCAACTGCCAGTTCATGTAGTCGCGCTTACGCTCGGCTTTGGTGATCTTCTCCTCGTCAACCTTGCCCAAGATCTTGGTGCGGGTTGGCCCATCAGGTGGAAACATCTCCTTGATGGCACGAGAAGCGAAGTCAACGCAGGCTTCAGCCATCACTGGGTGTACCACTTTTGATGCGCCCATGAAGGTTGCACCGCCGGGGGCATCATTCCCCATACCCGTGCGCTTCAAACCCTCTTCGTACTTCTTGTCGCGCTCCTCACGGGACTTTTTGTCGTTCTCGACCAAGTCCATATAGCGCATAGCGATCTTGTTCAGGTCGTATGGATCAAGCACATCAGACAAGTTCTGGTAGAAGTCTTCGTCCTCCATCGGGCCTTTGGTTGGCATACGCACAATGGCAGACCCGTCTGGGAGCTCCTCAATCTCTTGGTCGTCAGTAGGGATCTCAAACTCCATGTCTTGGTCAGCCTCAGCTTGCTGATCTCTCAGACCATCAATAAAGCGACCTGCGTTTGGGTCTTGTGGGAATTGTGTCGCCATAGCTTATTTCCTTTTGAGCTTCTTGTTGCTCAGTTCCATGAACATGGTATCGCGGTTGGTTGTCAACTTGACTTTACCTCCACGTTTAAATGGAGCACCCTGCATGATACGCCCTCCGTCAGACATATCAGGTGCTGTGTTGAAATTTACTGCGCCGCCATCAGCCTTTTTAACTTCTGGTTCAAGCACGGGTTCTTGCATTGTTTCAGGTATCTGAGAAGCCGCACCAGCGCCAGCAGTTGGGATGCCGATCTGTTGGTACAGGGGTAAGCCCTTTTGCTTGATGGACTCACGCATCTCTGGCGTGACCTTGAAGTGGTGCAGGGGGATTGATCCAAGTCTTTCAGCCTCTGCCCAAGCCTCCTCTGGTGTAGCGTGGCGTGAAATGATGTCAGGCGAGTTTTGCAGTTCTACACGATATGGCAGTGGGAAGTTGTCGCGGTTAACCTTATAGCCGCCTGCATCAAATGGCATCTGTCCCATCTCTACGCCGTACGGTCTGCCAAACTCATTCAAGAACTGTGGGATCTTTTGATCGTAGTGAACCTTGAGTGCTTCGTTTTTCCAACGCTTGGCTTGCTCTGAGCCGGGCGTTATGGCGATGCTGTCGTACCCATTGTCAGCGGCGTAGTTAAGCAGGCGCTTCATAGCCAGCTCGTGCCAATTCTTTTTGAATGGTGCGTCGGGTACACCTATTTTTTCCCTAATGATAGTGCCTTTGTCTCTTAATGCTTGCAACTCTTTTCTATCAGAATCATTTAAGTTGCGTTGATTGGCAACCAAATCTTCCAATCTGTCAGCATCTTCTTTTGTCCAATCTTTATCGGAAAGTTGATAGCCTTTTTTGCGGCCTTCCTGATGCCAGTCAGATTGGATCTCTTCAACGTGCAGGATCTTCTCACCATTCGGGCCTTTGCGGTCTATGACACGCATGTGCGCTAAAAGGTTGGGGTCAGTCAAATAATGAGACGAATAATATGGCTCTTGTGAATTTTGTTTTTTTGCCTGTAAAGCCAAAAGCTCTTGCATTTGAGATTCTGGCAATTCACCACGACGCAGGTTAGCCTCAAGGGACATCATGCGTCTTGACTCTATATCGCTGAATTCTTTGGGTAGCTTCAACAAGATCTCGCGGTAGTTTGACCCACCGGGCAACCTGTGCGCGGCATGTTGCACGTCTTCGGCATCAATTTCATCATGCCACTCTTGCATACGCGAACTAGGAACGTCGTTGTAGCGCCTGTAGTCATACCGCTCCATGTTGTCGTCAATCATTTCTTGACGCTCTTTGTCGGTAAGCTCTTCGCGTATCCTTTCTTGAAGCTTAGGTGGCGGGTTGTCAGCGAGGACTTGCTGTGCCTCTTCCTTGGTCATCTTGCCCTTGGCTTTGAATGCCTGCTCAAGCTTGCGGTCAGCTATCTCCGCCTTCTTGACACCGGGTTGCTTCAGCACTTCCGTCAAGAACTCAATGCCCGTACCCTTGTTGCGCTTTAGGTTAGCTAACGCCTCATCTACAGCAGAGTAGAAAGGTGCAGTCTTCTTGACGGCTTTACCGCCAACTTGGGTCAAGGCTCCAATGAGGCTCATAGTGGTCTCTCTTCTAAGATTAAGTCGTCACCAGTAATAGCGCCACCAGCGGCTTTCTTGACAGCTCCACCCTTCTTCTTGCCTGTCAGCTCCTTCATGCGGCGTTGGTACTCACCAATGGCCTCGATTAGCTCGTTGTCAATCTGTTGCTTAGGCACGATCATATTCATGCGACCAAACTCACTCGACTTATTCTCAGAAGGGTTCTCCTTCATCCAATTCAGCGTATCACGATAGATTAGCTGGTAGGGCGAAGGATACTTAGAACGTCCAGAAGGGCCAGCCTTGGGGAAGCCAGTATCGTAGGTTTGGCTCTCAGCCCCAAAGTGTTTCAAGGGAGCCTTAACGTCTAACGGCACGACAGCATAGCCACTAGCGCCAGCTTCTAAGTCACGAAGCTCTGGCAACGATGTGGCGGCTAATACATCCTGACCACTGTTCAAGCCGTAGCGCTCAGTAAACTTGGGGCCATTGAAGATAGCGCTAAGATGGCGACGGAAGTTAGGATCCATTTGGGCGTGGATCTGTAAGTTCAGCGGGTCTTCAAACCCTTCAAACTCAGGATGCTTACCATAGCCTACGTCGCGTGTGCGGATCTCTTCTACCATTTGTTGATACAGCTTGGGGTCACGCAACATCAGTTCTTCTGGTCGCAAATGTCCAAGGACTGAGTTTAGGTGATGCATGGCATAGAAGTTCGCATCTGGTGTCATCTTGTGATAGTGCAGATACGGGTCAGCGTCATAAGCCTCTGCGGCTTGACCTGCTCTCTTCATGTAAGTCTTAGCCATCTGGTCTGAGGCCGCCCATGCTGTGGGGTTGTACAGTTCCCACTCAGGCCCAGCTTGCAGGTGAACAGGAACGGACAGCGGTTGCTCATCGATTGACATCAACATGCGGTTGCCGGGCGTCACATCCCCCTGCGCACCAATTAGCAAAGCGCCCTTCTTCTTGGCGTAGTCAAACTCTTCAGGCGTTACTTCTGGCTTAATGTTCTCGTACTCAATCGGCAACGTCTTTTCACGCTCAAACTGTTTCTGAGTTTTGCCAATTACGCTTGTGCTTGGCTTTGGGTTGCTTGGCGTTGGTGCGGCGCGAACAAACTCACCCATGACTTGAGGAGCCATGCGCTCAGCCATAGCCCTGATCTCTGGAATGCTAGGGCCTCTTGAGACTGGAAAGCGAATAGGAACCTCAATTTTTGGTGGCTTAACCGCCTTCAGACCTTCCTTGAGAACAGCACCAGCACCGCCGTATGCAGGAACGCCGTTCTTCATCTTCTGGTTGTTAACTTCCAGCATCATGGTGTCTGGGTTGTTGGAGATGACCACACCGCCACGCTTCATGCCTTCGGCTGGTGGGCGCAATGCTTTTAGCAACAAATCATCGTGTTCGCCTTTGGTAAGAAATTCACCAGCGCCTATAGCATCTAATTCATCTGGAGAAAACTTATCGATCAAGTCACTCTTGCGAATTAAGCCAGTATTTTGTAAGTCACCAACCTGAGACCAATTACCGCTTCTTACAAAGTCCTGAACATATGGCAGGTAGTCTTCTTTTGGTGCGCGGTTCTGTTTACCTTTAATCTGAACAATGCGTGGAGCCAAAGCTTCACGAGCGGCAAGATATTCTGGGCCTTCGTATATGTCGTGATTTTTGTCTTGCAACCTACGTTGAGCAATCTTGTTTTGAATTTCTTCTGGTTGTTTATTGAACCAAGAGTTGTAATCTAAATGCTGGTTTGGTTGAACCTCAACCGTCACATGTGGCTCACCCTTGGTATCGCGCAGGCTGAAGATCCGTGTGCGGCCTTCCAGCACGTCAGGGCAATAGCCTCCGACGCAGTGGCCCATAGTGTTGCCTTCGTACTGCAAGGCTTCTTCAAGTTGCTTTTCTCGCTCTTGCCGCTTATAGAGTTTTGTGGCCTCTTCTTTGGTTGCGCCAACACTGAGCGACTCACCATTAGGCCCAAATAAGCGTTGCATACCGTTGTACTCTTCAAACACAGAACCTTCGGGTATTTTTGGCTCTGGCGTAGTAAGTTCAATCCACTTATAGCCCTCTGGATATTCTTTGTAAACAGGCATACCCTCGGTAGCCTTAACTTGAGCCTCAGCCATCTTCTTAGCCATCTCTTGGTCGTACTCATGAACACGTCGCACAGCTTGCTCCATGCTGACTTTGTTTAGTTGCTCTGGACGAATGCGGCCTTCACGGACATCTTGACGCAGTACATCAATGATGTGATCAAAGCCAAGATCGCCACTCAACCCTTTGCCAGAGTAAATCATGGTGTCGTCAGGAACCTTCTGAAGCCATGGATTATCCGCAAGGATCGACTCATCTAGTGAGCCGTATTTGTATGAGCCAGCAGGGTATGCATCGACAGAGATGTCGCTCATGCGCTCCCAGAATCTAGCGGGATCACTGCGCCCCATGCCTAACGGATCTTGCCCTAAACCCATACGCTTGTTCATCAAACGGGACGACACAACGCCCTGTTCTCCATAAGGAGCCATGTGCAAAATGCCTTCTTCTGCAAGCTTACGGACTGGATCGTCAGGCGTAGCCATCTGGTTCTTCACGTAATTGCGCAGATTGCTATCAATCCAAGAGTTGATGGCGTTGTTACGCTTAGCAGTTGACAACTCATTTTCCATTTGATTGACGGCACGTTGAACTTCAGGGTCATCACCCATGATTCTTTTGGCTGTATCAATTGACTTTTGCAACTCAGTCATTTGTTCGGGAGTTGTATAGTCAGCCATCTTCATCTTGCCAAGCTGAGCTTCCACGCTTCCACGCTTGCCGCCTAACCAGTTTGCTCCCTTACCTGAAGGCTTCATCACGTTCGCCTGCGTGTTAGCACCCATCGCCATAGCCATCTCACGAGGTAGACCACCACGCTCTAAGGCGCCCTTGACGACTGGCTCCATGCCACGCTCTAACGCCATACCAGCTCGCTCTACGCCTTTACCTGCCGCCTTCATGGCTTGGGACGTGGCTGGGCCTGACAGGAACTGCAAAGCCACCGCCTCGGGTAGCACTGGTGGGATCTTGTATTCAGTCTCAAGCTTTTCGAGAAAGTCACCTACGTCACCTGCGTACTCATACGCCAGAGGTTGCTCAGGCTTATACAGGCGCTCTTGCATGAACTTGTCAGCCGCCTCATCACCCTTAAAGATGCGAGTAGGGATTGAGTTGATGCCTTGGGTTAGGGCTGAGCCGAGGAACCTACCAGCTTGTATGCCACCAGCAAGCTTCTCGAGTGGTGATCTGTCAGCCTCTTGCTGGCGCTTGAGTTGGGCATCGCGCTCAGCCATGCGACGAGCCATCTCAAGGTTTTCCTTAGATGGAACGCTCAAATCAACGTCGCCGTACTGGGGCAGATCCATCGCTCTAGGATCTTCAACAAAGGCTGGTGGCTGAGCCGACCTAAAGTTCTTGGCTATGGTGCGCCCAACTCGTGGGTAGAACGCTGGTTTGTTTTCGTCAGCCATGGCTTATCCTGCTGAGTTGCTGTTGCCCCAATGATACCTTGGTGCTCATGCTGTGTCTATGCACCTAGGACGCTTTCAGCCCAATGCCCAGAACTGTGTGAGCCTTTATGGGAGACGTATACCGTGGTCACGTCCTGAGTCACGTTCTTACTGTGTTTGGGCATTGTCGTGAATGCCAACACGTTATCAGAGTAGTAGTATTGCTCATCAGTGACCAGATCCAGCATCAGCGCCAGCGCGAAGTTCTTGTTGAAGGCGGTGGAGGAGGACATGCCGCCGGGGGCGTGGGCGGTGAACTTCTCAGGCTTTTGGTACTTGTAATCATGCGATTTTAGGAACAAGACCCCACAAGTGTCTGACAATGTAACGTCATGCCCCTCCAGCGCGGCAAGCTTCTTTTCCACATGGTCACGGTAGTAAATGTCGTCATGGTCTGCCCATAGGAACACGTCGCACCCTTCCACGAGGAGCTGACTCAGGGGTAGGGCATACCACAGGTGTTGCTTGATCGTGCTAGGTACATGAATAAACTTAATATTGATCAGGGGCTTTAAATCCTCAATCACCCACTCGTAGCTCTCCTCGCTACCGTTTTGGTTGATGCACAGGACATCAGGCTTGACAGTCTGGACAATCCATTGGAGCACCGCCTGACGAAGTAGGTCTGGTCTTTTGTAGGTAGGGATGATGACCCCAACTTTATGCGGCATAAGGGTTCTCCAGTTTGCGTCTACCGCTGTCAATGTAGTCGTCCATGTCGTAGTCGTCCCGTGGCGCGCCATCAATGTCTAGCCAGCCAGCATCACGCAGGAACCGTAGCCCTTGGGTGCAGGCGTCCACGAAGTCATCATGGGTCGAGTCAGGGAAGCTACAGATCTGGGAGACAAAGCCCTCAGCCCAGTCCTTGACGTAACCCTTACGCACACTGCTCTCAGGGATCCATACACGCCCAGCGGCAATGATGTTGGAGACGATGTTCAGGCGCTGGATCTTGTCGGCTCGGCCCGGGTTATACGCCCTCACAGGCAGATGACCACGCTGTAAGTCTTGTATAAGAGCTATGCCTGCGGACTTGTCTTCCACGAGGATCAGGTCAACCCGCTTCTTGTTCTTGCCCTCGCCGTAAACCACGTCGTACTCTTCAATCACCTTGGGGCGCAGATCTGGGTATTGGAGGCGGTCTTGCCAGCAGTCGATGATCATTGCGGACATGGGGCCATCCAGTGGCTTGAACACACCAAACGTGATGGCCGCTGTCGGATCGTTGACAGTCTTCTCCGAGCTGGCGCAGTCATAGCTTTGCAAGATGTACTCGAACTTAGGGAACGCCTTGTTAGGCGCCCATAGCTTGAACATCTCGCGCTTGACGATGCCTGACTCTTCTGGGTCGATCAGCTCAGCGTGGATCTCCTGCCTACCAATCTTAGTTCCCTCGTATGCAAGAATCTGCTTTTGGAAGCTTGGAGCAAGGTTAGCTAAATTGACGTAGGTAGATGCCGTCGTAAGGGCTACGTCGTCTCCTTCGCGCCCTACGAGCTCCACAATCAAGTCTTTGGGACGTGGGGTAGTTGTGGCAATGATCTGAGTCCTGCCGTCGTCCTTTTTTAGACGCACGGCAAACTGGATGTTGTACCAAGCTTCGTCAAGGTAGTCCCATGCCGCAAGCTCGTCTAGCCATGCACCATGGTACTGACCACCACGGAAACGATCAGGCTCTGACGCTGAGATACCTTTGATCAGGCTACCGTTGACCAATACGATCTCGTGTAAAGCTTTGTTGTAGTCTCGTATCAATACAGGTGGGATCACGGCAATGAGTCCTGATTCACCCTCAAAGCACGTACCCCTGACATCCATCGATGTAGGGGCGGAGACTAGCCACCGTGTGTTAGGGTTCTCCCACGCCCACCACCAGAGCTGTTCAGCCGCGGTACGGGTCTTGCCAGCGCCACGACCAGCCAGCATGAGCCAGATAGACCACCACTCACCTTGGGGTAGCTTCTGATGATTAAACGCCCCTGAGAGCCATTTAATGCGTGTGGCGTAGGCGGCTCCGTGGAGTGGGCCTAGACTCTTGCGAAGATCCTCGTCTTGCAAGATGTCCAAAATGTCCTGCTCAATAACAGCGCTCATTCAGCGATCCTGATCAACTCTAGGCGCTTGACAGCCACGTCCATCATGTCTCTGACGTTGACATCAATGACAGTGAGGTCTTGAGCCTGTTCTAGTTGCTTGTGCTCACCATACTTCTTGGGCGCCATGCGAGCGGCTGTCCATTTGCGGGTGTCAACCCTAAGCTTCATCCATTGTACGTAAGAGGAGTCGAACTTGACCTCAACCAGCTCACCGTTCTTGTCCACGACGTGGCTCAGCTCAGGCGGTTGGTCAACTATGTCTATTAATTCATCAAACTGAGTCTCGGCTTGGATTTCCCGTGCGCGGGTGTATTGTTGCAAGAAGTCAGGCTTCGTTGTCAACCAACCCATCACACTTCGCAGGCTTGGCATATCCTCATCTAAGCATATCTTGCGCAAGCTCTGACCTAGTCCTAGCCTTACGCATATATCGTTAGCTAACTCTTCCGTGTATATGGAAGGTCTGCCCATCTTTGTCTCTACTTTTGTTTGCGGCTTACCTGTCACATCGGCGACAGTGTCGCTGGAAAGACTCTTTGGTTTCTTTGCCATTGCTGGAACTCCTTTTAACGTGAAGTTTAACGCACGTTTTGTTTTGTTTGCAATGGTCAGTCTTTCAACCCTCTCATGATCCTTCTGTCCATGTCTTTGATGGTTGCTTTAAAGGCTTTGTTTTCGCTTTCCAGTTTTGCGGCTTTTGCCTGAGCATGTTTCAGCTTTGACTCAAGCTCCTGCACTTTGACCTGTAGCTCTTCAATCGTCTCCTGCTCCGTCACTTGTCTTTCTCCATAAGTTCAGCAAGAACTGACTCAGCGTACTTGTACTGGTAGTCGCCCTCATACTTTTTGACGCCAAAGTGGGAGCATGTGTGCCTAATATCCAAATAGCTCTGTATTCCAGCTTCTTTGAGCTTTTTGCCGATCTGGATGTCTTCTGAGATCATTCCACCATTGATGATCTGCACGTCACAGATAAGTCTGCGTTCCTTGCCATCGTTGTATGGTACAGATGCGTCGTATAAGGCTTTCATGGCTTTTCTGCTTAAACGCAAAAATCCTGTGGCAAGGTACTCAACCTCCAATAGCTTCAGTTCTTGGTTCCAGCGGTGCTTTTTGGGGTCTTCTGGGCGGTGTGTGTACCGTTCCTCGTCTGTTTTCATCCTTGCTGTTATGCCTACAGCATCGACAGGATGGTCAAGCACGTCAAAAAACGCCTGAGCGTCAAATCCCTGATCTACGTCCAAAAACACAATGTCGTCGACTCCGTTGTCATAAGCATCGCAGAACAGGTTGTTTCTGGCTTTTTGTAGGAGAGCTTCACCCATCCAGTATTGCAGGCTTAGGTGTAGATCTGGACGCTCTGACGCCGCTCTCTGAAAGATGGTTACCAATGCTATGGCGTGGTCACACACGATCTTACCGTCATAGGACGGGCTGACAATTGCTACTCTTCTGGTCATTGCCTCTGCTCCCGTCTGCTTTTAGCTTCATTGAGCTCTTCGATTTGATCATCATCCAAGGGAACAGCTCCGTCCATGATGGTTCCGTCTGCCGCCAAACGGTGTAGCTCAGCAATCATCTCAGCCAGCTCGTCAGGCGTTCCATCAAACCCGTCAAAGCAACCTTCTTCAAATACCAACTTCAGTTTAGGTTCAGGCATTGTTTTTCTCTAGTATTGCGACTTCAATCTTCTTTGCCCATTCAAGCACCATGATCATATTCCAGTTAGAACTTTCAGGCGTTACACCCAAAGCCTTTTGGATCTCCTCATCCGTCAGCCCTACCCATGTGCGCTGTGGTGGGGGGTCATCACGCTCAGGCTCATCTTTCGGCATTACCCAATGTGGATTCTCGGATAACTTCTTGTCAGCCCATGCGTTTAACTCAAAAATCGTGAACCAAGCACGTTCACCCGTAGGCTTCTGCAACTTACCAACAGGCTCATCCTTCGCTTCTAGTGCGGCCTCAATCTTGGCAACCTGATGGTCGATGTATTCCAAATTGTCAGGATGCCCAACCATGTCTCGCACACAACACAGCGATTCAATTGCAAGGCGTAGTGCTTCATTTTTGGTCATGTGTTCTTCTCCTTGAGTTTGGCTTCAATATCGCAAGCAAAAAGCCCCCACGCCTGAATACTTCTGTCTTTTTCCTCGTGCGGCTTGCCAATTGCCTCAATTTCTTCGACCGTCAGCCCTACCCAAGGTCTTAAAGTCTTTTGCACTTGAGCCTGAGCCGCCATGCCATCCTCGTATCCTTTGGCATACACCTCGTTGTCAGCGTCAATCAATTGCTTGATAAGACTTAGGCTTTCCTCGCAAACTTTGGTAAGGCTGTCTACAGCAATCGCACGTTTAATTATCATGACTAGCTCCTTCTGGTCTTGGACAATCTTTTGGGGGGATGCAAGCGCACCAAACAGCTTTGTACTGCTTACGTGGTGCGGGCTCCCATCTGTCTATGTACACGTCAGGCATGTTCTTTAAAACCTTTCTGATGTTTGTTCTTGGTCGGTTTAGCAGATCCGCTAGTTCTTCTAAGGTCATGCCATCAGGTATTCCGCGAAGCGCAACTCTTACGCTATTGATCACAGCCATGCTCATGGAGCCCCTTTTTCGGGCTTTTGAGCCGTTTTCTGGTCTCGTTGAGGGTCAAGGTGCTTGAGTAGCTGATCGAGGCTTATAGGCCCGATTTTCTCCAAGCGTTTAATTTCGGTCAAAACGCAGTCAACGCCTGCGTCGAATCCTTTGATGTAGTCACTCATGATTGTTTCGCTCATTGTTTAAGGACAGTTTGCAGGTTAGCCAAGAGTTGCTCGGCTTCTGCACGTGTAAGGGGGACGCCCATGCTGGCACGGCGCCCTTGCAGGGACAGCCACACGCCGTCGTCGTACTGATCGAGGCTGACACGAACTTCAGCCTCCGTGTTGAATGATGTTTCGATTTCGGTGGTCATGCTTTTACCTTCTTGTTAAAAGATTCGATCTGATCGCGTGTGTCGTCTATTGCCAAACGAATGCTTTCCAGACGATCCCAGTCGCCCTCTTCAAAACAGATCTTGTCTTCGACCAACAACATCATGAGGTGCTCTTCCAATTTGAATAAAGTAGTCATGGTTGGCTCCTTACTTGGCTGGTGTTACGCGAATGTCGGCACGGCTTGCCTTGCGGAAGGTAGCCAAGACTTCGTCGCCGATGCCGTAGGAGATGCACAGCTTTTTGTAGTCAACTGTGCCAGAGACCTGAACCAACTGGACTGTCACGCTGTGTAGTTCGCCTTTGTGTTCGCCTTCGCCATACTTGTTGGCAATGGATTCTTTGAGAGCTTTGACTTGCTCAGCCAATGCTTTGGCTTGTTGGTCAAGCACATAAAGTGCGTCGATGTCAGAAGTGATTGTGGAGATCAGGGCTTCTGTCTGGATTTGTGTTGCTATAGTCATAATGTATGTCTTTCAAATAACCTGCTTATTGCAGTGACGCTATCTTAACATCAAGTTAAAGCGCTTGTGTGATCTTTTTAAAAATATTTTTATTAGGACAAACCCTAATAATCGATAATTTATTTATTAAATAAAAGTGTAATAAAGTTTGTATAAGGTCTTGTAATGCCTAACATTCCTACACCACACGATGCCGCATACTTTGCACAAAGTGTCAAAAAGTGGCAACAAATATTGAGTCTTGGTGATTGGCGTATTGAAAAAGGACTCAAGCCAGCCAAGCAAGCTATGGCTTCCGTTGAGTTCAATGATGGGGCAAGGCTTGCAACGTACCGACTGGGTGATTGGGGTTCTGAAAAGATCACACCCAAGAGTCTTGAGAGAACAGCTCTGCACGAGTTGCTTCATGTTTTTTTGCACGATCTTATGACGGCGGCTCAAGATCCTAAGACAAGTGAAGACGAGCTGGAAAAACAGGAGCACCGCATCATCAATCTGTTAGAGCAACTTTTGACTAAGGATTCTCATGGTATCAACTAACGGCATGAATTCCTGTACAGATGAACAGTTTATGGATTTGTGGGACACACATCAATCTGTTACAAAAATAGCAAAAATTTTAGGTATTACCGAAAGAGCAGTGAACTACCGCAGACGTAGTATGGAAGAAACCCATGACGTCAAATTACCTGCTTCAGACTTCCGTAGTGCTAAATATGACCTTACGAGGCCAAAATCTTTCTCGCCATTAAGACAAGTAAAACTTGGCATGTTGGACTCATGTGTAATTGTTTTCAGTGACGCGCACTTCATACCCGGTCAAAGATCAACGGCCTTTAAAGGTTTATTGTGGGCCATTCAAGAATTCAAGCCCCATGCGGTGATATGTAACGGGGATGCGTTTGATGGAGCCTCTATATCACGTCATGACGTTACTGAACTTCCCCAAACTTCTGTTATTCAAGAACTCAAAGCTACGCAAGGTGCGTTGGGTGAGATTGAGGAGGTCGCCAAAGCCGCCCGTCACAATGTAAAGCTACTGTTTACATGGGGCAACCACGACATCAGATTTGGCAATCGTTTAGCCCAACACGCACCACAATTTAAAGATGTTCAGGGCTTTAAGTTGACAGACCATATCCCAAATTGGGACTTCTGTTGGGCGGTGTGGCCTACCGATGACGTCATTGTCAAACACCGTTACAAAAATGGCGTGCATAGTACACACAACTCAACCTTGAATGCGGGGGTCAGTACGGTATGTGGGCACTTACATGCGCTCAAGGTGACCCCATTCCAAGATCTCCGAGGAAACAGGTTTGGCGTTGATACCGGCACATTGGCTGAAATTGACGGCCCTCAATTTACCTATGCCGAACTAAATCCAAGCAACCACCGTAGTGGTTTTGCAGTGTTAAATTTTTTCAATGGGCGATTGTTGTGGCCAGAGCTTGTCCATAAGTTTGGCGAAGGACTCATCGAGTTCAGGGGTTCCGTGTACGACGTGAGTGAATTTTGAGCGCAACTTTAATCATCATCACTGGGTTTATCTATGCCTACATAGCTGGAGAACAGCTCGTAAAAGAAAACCCACACATGGCTATTGTGTACGCAGGGTACGCCTTTAGCAATGTGGGGCTTTATCTTTTGGCAAAGTAGCTTATAGGCTACAAAGGCTCGTGGGCGTATAAAGCAAAGGGCGCCACTTCTGCTTTGGTTTTTGAGTCTGCAACAGCTATTTCTTCTTCTGTGTCTTCTTCAAAATCATCCTCATCACAGTCAATTGCTTCATATTCAACAGCCCAGCCGTGTTCTTCTTGAAAAGCAATGAAATCTCTGATGATTTGAATTTTGTCAAAGTCCCACGTTTCAATTGTAATTTTCTCATTTTCAATAAAACCCAATTCCATTTCAAATTTCATGACTTCTCCCGTAAGCGCAACCGATTGTTGCCATGAAATCGTAGGCTAGTTTTGTGTCAAAAAAAAGAATAAAAATGGGACAACCTTAACGTCTCATCAACAGCTCAATTACCCTCTGAATCGTCACGTTCAGGGCATCGATCTCTTCCATCTTGGCTATAGCCCAAGCCCTCTTCTCCCCGTGCCAGCCCATCTTGCTCCCCTGATGGCAGGACTTACACAATGCCACCACGGTGTACTGACGGTGTTGTTTGACATGGTGGGCGTCGCTTGGGCCCTCCGCATCACACACTGAGCATGGGAGCTCCTTCACCAGCCCGACGTAGGCTTTTTCTTTGGCGGTTAAGTTGTTGTTCACAGGGTAGCCTTGTCAACGTGGCGGTTAGAAGCTTCCATAGAACGCCATACGGCGATTCTTTCCTGACAGGCTATGAGGAGCCACCGAAGACGCTCGCGCTCCTGTACGGCTTGTCTGAGGGCTTCTAGGTGCTCTTTGTAGCGTGGGGAGGCGTAGGCTTCGCGTTCCTGCATGGCGGCGGTCTTGTACTCGCCATTGCCGTAGGCTTCAGCGTTTTTCATCTCCTCGGCTTTGATTGTTTTTCTCAGCTCCTCCATAAACACCTTGTTGGCCTCGGCCTCGGCGTATTTGGCAGAGTGGGCAATCATAAAGTCCACAGCGTCATTAGGGTCAATCATTTTCTCGCTCATGTCAGCTCCTCAATTTCTACGATAAGTTTGCCGGGCTTCTTGCCCTCTTGCCTGTAAATCAAGATTGGCTGGAAGAGCTGGTCATTGACCAACAAAGCATCAGCTAACCCGTCCAACGCACCCTTTGCCGCGGCAAGGCAGTTATCTGCGTCACGCTTACGCTTATCGGGCATTTCAAACGTAACCGTCAGCTTAATGTTGCCGCCACCATGCTTCCAGTTCTTGATCTGGTGTTTAGCCAACCAAGTACTGCTGTCACGGTAGTCCGATCGGAGCTTGTACAGCTTGCCCCAGTGGACACCTTTGGCACGATTGGGAAACAACTCCGCCGGCGGAAAGTCCAACTCAACCCGCACGGTGCATTCTCGTGCGAATTGCATAAGCCAGCTCGTCAAAGCCAGCTTGTTGGGCAATCTGCGCGCAGGCTTCTCGCTCAATGCCGATAGCTTGTTTGGTTGTTTGAATCGCCACAGCCATGATTTCAGCTTTGGCTTGCGCCATGCCTTCCTCGAACTCCTTAGCTGTAAACAATTGCTGACCAGTCCCTTGCGCAAAGAATTTACGCTGAAAGTCACTTAGTTCTACTTTTGCCATTTCCACGCTCCTTGTTCATTCGGTTAGTAAGATCTAGCATGGCATCAGTGCCACGCCGCTTTTCAATGTCACTCTTTACTTTTGCCCACCACAATCGCGCGCTCTCTGAGCCTAGCTCGATAGCTTTCTTCTCGTATCGTCTCATCCACTCCCGTGCTTCGCACTGCCTCATGTGTTCCAAGGTCTCCTGTGAGATAGAGACATTCGATGGCGCAAGCCTCGGTGTAGGCATTGCCAAACCCTTCGCGGATCTGGTCGAGGATTTTTTGAGCTTCATCTTTTGTCATGCTTTCCTCTTTGCCAGTCCCGCACGAATAGCCAGCTCATTACGCAGGCGGTACTCGTACTTAGTTTTTCGAATTATCTCGTGCTCTTTCGGCTGGAGCTCAGGCTCGTTGTCAAACAGTGCGGCAAACTCTTGCCACTTGGGTGGGTAACCATTGACCTTGGCGCCCCAAGAGATCATGTCGATCACCATCACCTCATTGATCGCAAGGCGAATCTTCTCGCAGTCGCGCAGGGATTCTGTCACGCGAGGCCATTCCGTTGGCAGGGATTGATGGTGGTAGGCACAGACCCAATGTCCACCAGTTGAGATTGAGCCAGCCATAGGGCAACCATTGGCAAAGCAGTTGTGGTTGTTTGGGCCTTCATCGGCTTCGGTTTTGTTGAATTTTGAAAAGTTTTTTAATGCCATGATCAATCCCTGTGATATTTGCCTTCAATTATTTTTGCGAAGTTGGTTGGCTTGATGACCCACTCTAGGTCAGCCAAGAACGGCGGCTTGTCTTTGCTCTGTGTTCGTCCAGTCAGGAACTTTGAGCCCTTGATGTGCTCGAAGAATGTTTTCCACCAAGCCATGATGTCAGCATGGGTAACTGGGCCATCCTTGGATAAGTCCAGCGCAACCTCTCGCCATCTTTGTCTTAAGTAACCAGCACGGGTCTCGTTCCAAATCTCGATAACAGGAAGGTTTGGCAAAGTAGAGTGGTAAAGAGCCAACACACCTTTGTGATCACAACCGGGTAACTTGGGATTCGGTTTTTCCTCTGGTTCGCCTTCTGGCGGACGAACAGTATCTTTAGATACTGTAAAACTTGGTTCTTGGTTATTGGTTCTTGGTTCTTGTTTATTGGTTGGTTGAACGTCCGTTGAACGGGCGTTACTCCTGCGTTCAGCAGATGCTTTGCCGGCGCGTGAAGCTTGCTCAATTTTTGAGTGAAAATGCTTAATTTCTTTGTCCGCACGATCATTTACCCAACCCTCATCACCAAGTTGGAAAAACTCATTTAAGACATCCTGAACAACTTGAACCTTCTCCCGCATACCAATTTGCTTGGCAACAGCCGTTGAATCGGCGTTCAACGGGCGTTCGTGAAGATAGTACATGTCGAGCAAACGACGATAAGCCAAATCCTCGTACATATCGAGGTGGCGGGTGTGACTTGCATAGTCACCAATGTTGAATTGATAGTAGTGCATACCGATCCCAAAATTCACATCCCTAAAGAAACTGCGGCAGGCGGGGATGGGACGCTTTTCGGTAAGGGGAGCTACCCCAAACCTAGCCGTGTTTCAAACTATGTTACACGAAAAACAAATCTGGACGCAAGTCTTTTCTTGTGACCAGCCCTTGAGTTGCTTTCTCAATCTTTACCGCCAAAGCGGCAGACGCAGTTCTACGCTCATGGATTAACAGCGACATCCATGTCAGGCTAATGCCCAAATACTTAGCCATCTCACCACGTGCGCCCAACGGCTCCGACTCAAAATACTCCCGCAATGTCATCGTGTCCTTAATTGTTTGTTGGCGATCAGCGTGTTTTAGATACAACTATGAGGGGTTGCACTCCACTACAGTTCGCCAACACGGCTGGGGACTGTTCCGGGCCTCCGGGAACCCCCAGAGGACAATCCCCATGCATGTTAGCTCTCGGGATTCCACCGAGATCCACCTCACGTTAACGTCTGCGTGTCCAAGACGATTGATGTATGCATCCATCAACACGGCTGGGGACTGTGCGTGGTAACGGGCTTATCGTTCCAGCCCACGCCTACCTTGGTTGCCGAGTCAATCCCCATGCGTGTTGGCGTTGGTGGCTCACATAAAGCAGTGTGCTTTTAAGCGTTTCGTCCGACGGTTAAGTCTGTATCGGCGCTAACCCAATACACCACCAACGCGGCAGAGTATACATTAACTTTGAATTAAAAGAAACCCCACAACTTACTCAGGATTGTGTTGCAATGGTTTTTAACATCGTGTTAAGATTCGTGCACGCCGATACGGCGGTTATGGAGAATCAAATGGAAAAACACCTTCCCCTCACGACCAAGTCTGGTCTTCGCATTGGCTGTATGTACAGCCCTCCCCCCAAAAACTACATGAGCGCTGATGCTGAACGCATTCAGATGGCTCTGCTTGGCATTGAGCCTGAGTTCTCAGAGCGCCGTGTCTATGGCTGGGTTGCGTACATGGTCTTCTTGTTCGCTATCTTCACAACCCTTTTTGCATTGGATTTGTGATGAAAAAAGAGTACGCATTCCCACATGAAAATATGTACAAAGAAAAAATTGAAGGCATGACTTTGCGTGATTACTTTGCGGCTAAAGCTATGCAAACTATGGCTTCTCATCGAAGAACTCAGTTTGAAACTGATAACGATGACTATGCCGATTGGGATGAATTTTTTCCAATCATTGCGGAAGAATCTTATTCAATTGCAGATGCCATGCTGAAAGCGAGAAAAGCATGACCGACAAAGAATTCCGCACCCTCACCGTCAATGTGATCCTGTTTGCCATTGGCGCAGTCATCTTGGCCCTTGATGTGTTTATTTGGAGACCTTGATGCAACCACATGATTACTTGCGCAAAGCCGCGCCATCTATCCTTGGTTCATACAAAAGAATTTGTGACACTGACGAATATGAAAGTTTTGTCAAAACAATCTTCCATACGGCTTTCAACGCAGTTAAGTTTGTTATGCCAGAAAACGGCAAAATTTTTGACACCGAACTTGCCGCTTTGCCTGAAATTATCAAACTCCCATATGAATCAATTGTCATTGAATATGAATGTACCAATAAGGGTGGTATTTCAGAAAAATATTTTGGAGCCACCAAAGTCTCGCCAGCAAGAAAAAGAATTGTTATTGCATCGCAACATCAAGATGTAATTACCGTTGCGTCAATGGTTTGCTTCAATGTTAATTTAATTGAACGCTGGCAAATTCAACCGTATTTAGCTTGTGTGTTAACAAACGCCAAAGAAGACGATTTTATAAAAGATGACCAGCTTGAAAAAGTACTTGGTAGCAAATCAGTTGAAAAATTGGGCGTGTATTTTCACGACACTTGTGGTTTGGCTGAAAAACATTTTGGGGAAAAATGGCAAGAAAACGCCTACTGCGACATGATGGACGAGTGCAACTCGGTGATGGGTTTAATAGAAGCACTGTCTTGCAAGAATGTGGGCATTGAATCACTTCCACAGCGCAAGATGAATAAAGGGGCAATGAAGCGAGGAGCGCTACCCTTTAATGACTATCACGTCTTGACAGTTGCAAGTCAATCAAAATCCGCCAAGGGCTTTGGTGATGCAAGCCATAGATCACCCAGAGAGCACCTTCGTCGTGGTCATATTCGTAGGTTACCAATAGGCAATACTTGGGTGAACTCAACAGTTGTGAATGCTGGTATCGGTTCAAAGATTAACAAAATATATGCATTGGAAACACAATGAACCTACAGGACACAATTTGGTATGACACGAGTAAGGGACGGCTTGGCTTTTTGATGGTGCTGGACTGGAACACAGAACAGCTTCATTACTACGCTGGCATTGCCGAAGGCATGAACGAGAACATTGACATCAACCACATCTACAACGGCGGCATGAAGCTTCCTGACTACGTGGGTATGGCATTATTTTTTGGAGACTCAGATTGAGAATAACCATGGCAACAAATCAAGAGTACGAACAATGGAAAAACGACCCTGTTGAACAACAGGAATACAGCAAATATTTACTTGAGGAGGCAAAGAAAAACAGCCCAATACTTGACGAATTTATTAACCAATTTACTAGCCAATTTAACGAAATTTTTAAGGAAAAATCATGACATTTATTGTAGAAAACACATCCACTGGCGGTGAGTTCACCCCAGTACCCGCAGGGCTTCACTTGGCGCGTTGCTATCGCATCGTTGACCTTGGAACTCAAACAGTCGAATACATGGGCGAGACAAAGCAACAGCGCAAGATCATGCTGGGCTGGGAGCTCCATGGCAAAGACGACAGCGGCAACGAGCTGGTCACCAACACTGGTAACCCTCTAGCCATCTTCAAGAATTACACACTAAGCTGGAACGAGAAGGCTAACTTGCGCACTGACCTGCAAGGTTGGAGAAACAAGCCGTTTACAGAGGAAGAGATGCGCCGCTTTGACATCTCCTCCATCCTTGGGGCTTGGTGCATGTTGAACGTGATCCAGAGACCGGGCAAGAACGGCAAGATGTACTCCAACGTTGGTAGCATCTCTCCCGTCCCACCCATTGTCAAACAAGCTGGCTTACCCCCTGCCGTAAACCCCAACCAAATCTTCCGTTTGGCTGAGCCCGACTACGATCTTTTTGAGACGTTCGGTAAAGGGCTCAAGGAGAAAATTCAGGCTTCACCTGAGTGGCAGGCTAAGCAAGCCAAAAAACCCGCCCAAAACGCCGTTAAAGCGGCTTCAGGCTCATCTGGCTCTGGCTTTGATGATATGGAGGATGACCTTCCTTTTTGATTAGAACGGGTATAATGGCGCATCAACATAAGGAGGTGCGTCATGAAGGAATGTTTTAAATGCAAAACAGTCAAGCCATTCACAGAGTTTTATAAACACTCACAAATGGGCGACGGTTATTTGAATAAATGCAAGGCCTGTACCAAAAACGACGTAGGGAAACACCGTGAAAAAAACCTTGAAAAAATTCGTGAATACGACAGAGAGCGCGGCAAATTGCCACACAGACTCAAGCTTCAAACGGAAGTTACTAGGGCTTGGAGAGCTGAAGACAAGCGCAGAACAGTGGCTCACTCAGCCGTTGCAAGAGCAATTCGTGCTGGCGAACTTATTCGGCAACCTTGTGTTCGTTGTGCAGAAGTTAAGTCTCTTGCACATCATGAAGACTACGACAAACCTCTTGACGTTATGTGGCTCTGCGAGCCTTGCCACAAACAACGTCACAAAGAGCTAAGGGAAGAGTTCTGATCATGAAAAACGAACGGGACGAATTAACACTTGACCTGTTTGGGGGGCATCTGCCCCCACCTACGGGTTTACAGCTTGGCCACGCCTTGGCAAAGGTTGCGGCTGATAACGCTGGCGAAGAATGGAAAACAATTGCCTACGAGACGTTTGTTCAGTACGCAAAGTTGCACCATGAGTTCACCACAGAGCAAGTTAGGCGTGACAGCTTAGACGTTCCCCCACCACCTGAGCCTCGCGCTTGGGGGCACATTGTGAACATGGCAAAAAAGAACAACGTCATCGAGTACGCAGGCATCACTACAGCCGAAAGCCGCAAGGTGCACGGCATGAAGCTCAATGTCTGGCGATCAAAAATTAACCACTGAAGGACAAAATGTCAATAACTGTACGAGCAAGTGAAAGCTCCCATTGGTACACTCGCCAAGGTGCACCAAAATACACCGTAGAAGCCAAGAACGGGAATCTACGCAACACTACACTAGCGGATGCGCGCAAGCTAGATCTTGTGCCATCGGTAACAACGATCATTGGCTGTGCCGCGAAGCCGGGTCTCGAGGCGTGGAAGCTCAACCAAATGATGCTCGCCGCCATGACCCTCCCAAGGGCGCCAGATGAGGCAGAAGACCTCTACGTCCAGCGGGTCATCAAAGACTCCAAGGAACACGCTCGCGCCGCCGCCCAGCGCGGTACAGAGGTGCACACAGCGCTTGAGAGCTGGTACGAAGGCGTCATGATCGCTAACATGGTCGAGTACCAATTGGGTGTAGGTGAGGAGGTCAAGAAGCACTTTGGTGAGCCTACGTGGGTTGCTGAGAAGTCCTTCGCCAATGAGCTAGGGTTTGGAGGCAAGCTAGACCTACACACCGAAGACGGCGATGGCGTGGTGATTGACTTTAAAACAAAGGAATTCACAGATCCAAACAAGGTGGACGTTTATGACGAGCACCTGATGCAATTAGCCGCTTATCGCTTGGGGGTAAATCTTCCTCGTGCAAGATGCGCAAACGTCTTTGTGTCGGTCACGGAGCCCGGGCTCTGCGTCACCAAAGAATGGTCTGAAGAAGACCTCGAACGCGGGGAGGAGATGTTTTATCACCTCCTCAAATACTGGCAAGCAAAAAACAAACACACATGAACCCCTATCTAACCCCAGACGACATCAAACAAGCCTTTTTTAAGATCCAACTTGAGGAAAACTATAACTTTCTCGAGGAAGATCTTCAGAATCTGGCTGACGGCTTCATCATGGCGGCTATGCCTGCTATTGTTAAAACAGAGCGCGACATGTGCATCAAGTTTGTTAACTCGCTCAACACCAACGTAGCTCGCGCCCTTGGTGAATACCGCGAGAACCTATGACGCCTAAGCAGTTTGTCAATGAGCTGTTCGGCGAGGACTGGAAGCCCTCCCAGCTTCCAATCTTTCTTGATCAAATCAAAGCTTGGTCAGAGGACGCTCAGCGGTACTACGTGGTCAGGGACTTTGCCAAACCAGAGTTCAATGAAAACCCTAGAGACCGTAAGGAATGCCACGAGTTTGACGACCTTGTGGATGCTAAGAGGTTTGAGCAAGAGCTGTAAAAAAAAGCCCTCCCGTATTAGGGGAGGGCAAATTCATAGGCAACTGCGTTTAGCTCTATGAAAGGACAACTCAACGGATGCTAGGATACATGAAAGCAGGATTTTTTGCATTCTGTAATTCTTCAGGCGATGCAGGAACCTTGGGTTGTTGGTTCATTGTACGCATCTTGTCAAGCACCGCTAGAGCGGCAGGAGAGACCGTAGCTACCAGAGCACCGAGTGCTCTGGTAGCTGGGTGAGGAACCATTGATGCAAGCCCTCCTAGAGCGCCCATACCAGCGATGGTAGCTCCTGTCATGTCACCCTTTTGGTAACGATCAAATGCTTCCTGACCTTGGTAGCCTGTGGTGGCTCCGCCAAGGACTCCGGGCACCACGGGGATCCTCCCCATCACATTCCCCATAGCCTGCGCGCCTTGACGTATGTTTTGAAGCGTGGGAGTTGGAGGTGGAGTAGGAACCTGTCTGTTGATGGAGAGCGGCGCAACAGTCCCGGGCACCACCTGCAAGCTCCGAGGGCCTGCCCCCATGGAGCTCTTCTTAGGATCAGCCAACATCTGCTCACCCAAGGGTTGTGGCGCAAACCTCTTGTAGCGATCTATAACCTCTTTGGTGGAGCCTTCTCCTATGCCGTAACCAGTCTTGGCGGCGTAGCGCCCGCCGGGGGTCTGCGCGTTCGTCGTCACACCACCTTGCCCACCACCACCAAACATCGTCTGAGCCGCACCCGCACCAAACCCACCTAACCCACCAATCATGGCGGCTTTTTGCTTGCGCAGGTCATCCTCTGACGCAGGCTCTGAAGGAGGAGGGGGAGGAGGTGATGTGTCTTCTTTAGGTGTCTCAGTAAACCCACCAAGATCTTTGATGTCTCTGACGTAATTAACCGTGCTCTCAGGCAAAGGAATCTTGGGGTCTGCAAAGTACGGGTGGTCAGGGCCTGCGTTGTACCCAGCCACAGCCAGCACTGGATCATTGAACTTGATCAAGTTCTGGTTTAAATACTGCAACCCAGCATCAATGTTTTTGGAAGGATTTCTAAGATCTTTTTCCGAATAACCCATCAACTTGCCAGTAGAAGGCTTGACTTGAAAAAGACCAATCTCACCAACTCCACCTACAGCGTTGGGATCAAACTTGCTCTCTCGATAGACCAAAGCCAAACTAAGGCGAGGATCCATGCCTTTCATTTTAGACTTTTCAATAATCTCATCTGCAAATTTTTCTTGCGTCTTATCAAGAGTTTCAAGAAACGCCATTGGTTTTTGTGATTCAGCCATTATGGAAGTCCTATCTTTTTACGCAGATCATTACCAGCCGCTGGGTTAACAGGGCCTCCAAGCTTTGGGGGCATCTTAACTTCACCGATGCGCTCTAAGCGTGTTCTGTAGTCAGCAAAAATGCGGTCAAAGTCGTTTGAATTGACGTAGTCCTCATACTGCAAACCAGTGCGGTAAAGTTCTTTGCCAAGCAATTGCTCAAAGTTAGCCTTCTCACGCATGAACTGAAGTTTCTTGACGTAGGCGTCTTTGGGGTCTTTGAAGTTCGGCCCCATCGCGTTCACCAACTGCTGTTCCATGTTAGACACAGACGTTCCAGAACCCAAACCTTTACGCTGAGCGAACTGCCACATTGCCTCTACTTGACCCAGCTCAGTAAGAGCATTGATCACGTTTTGATCTTGTGCAAAGTTTGTAACGATCTTACGAATACTTGGCGCGTTGATGGCATACGGGCCAACCCGAATGCCTTCATCAGCAATAGTACCAATCTGAGCCAAGAAGTCAGGCTTCTCAAGGACACCTAAAGCAGTGTCAATGCCTTTAGTCTTCAACAGCTTTTCAGCCCTGTCGTACAAAGGAATCAAGGTTACAGCGGCTTTGGCGGCATCTTTGACCTCTGTGGTTTGTGCGATACGAGTTCTGGCAGTTCCTTCAGCTTCTACCTTCTTAGCGGCGGCGGCGATATCGGCATCAGAAGTTGTTTGACGTCCAACAATATTTGGTGCTGGAGCGCCAGCAGGGGCATTAGCAGGGGAGGGTACGGCGCCAGCGATAGGTTGACCAGATACGTCAATCTTGCCTTGACGCCACATGTCCATCCATTCCCTGCCCTTACCCTGAGATATTGCTTGACCAAGCTGTGCGTACTCGTTAGGGGTCATGTTGAATGAGCCGAATGGCGTATCAAACTTAGACTGAGTTTGACCGGGGATCGGTATGTTCAAGTACTTCTCTGTAGCCGTATCAAACACAATACCATTCTGCGAGATCTTGAAACGATCCCTATCTACGCCAACTGCTTTGGCTAGAGCATCGCCCATGTCTTTGTCGTACTGACTGATTTTGAAAATATCAGCACCAGTAATTGAGCGCATACCACCAGTAGGCTGAGCAGATGGTTGGTTAGATTCAGAAACGGAAGCCCCAGCAGGCGCACCGACAGTTGGTGCACCCTCGGAAGGATTGAACAACCCGCTAACCATGTTTTGAGCTTTTTCTTTACGTCCTTGCTCTAAACCCATCTGGGCTAATTGCATACGCATCTGTGCGTTTTCCATCAAGCCTTTTTGCTGAGCTTGTGCGGCAGTATTAGCCAAGCCTGCGGCAGTACCTAATGACTCACCAAAGCCACCAGAACGAGTAGGAGCGGCAAACCCTTGGGCTAACGCCAACAGAACTGGATCAAACAGTTGATTTTCACGAGCGGCAAGAGCCGCTTTTAGATCAGCCTGAGACTTTTTAAAGTCAAGTTTATATTCTTCATCTTCTGGTGAATCACCAGAAAGATCAACAGGCTTTTTAAGTAAGCTTGATGGAAGTGCCATTTTTCAATCCTCGTAATCAGTTGTATCGTTTACAGGATTGTCGTTTTCATCTACAAATGTACTATTACTATTGCTTTTAAAGTACTCATTTAATATTTTATCGGCATCAGCAGAAGTTGCAGAAGAACCTAATTTTTTAAGCAACAAGTTACCCCAACCAGAACCAGCATTGTTGAAGCCACTAGCCAACAGAGTGCCAAGACTAGCAATCTGAGATAGTGGGGAGGGCTGGTACACGTCGCCGGGGCCTTTATACGTCTGCGTCTGCGCCGTTGGCACTGTGTACCCCTTGAGCAACTGAGCCACATTAGAAGACATAGTCAGAGGTGCATTGATCTGTGACTGTGTGTACGCCTGCTCTAAAGCACCAATATCAGCACCAGTCTTCAAACCAGTTGTTGCGGCTTGTTGTTCAGCAGAACCTAGACCTGTCAGTGCGGCAGATGCTTGGTTTGACAACTGAGCTTCTTTCATAGCCGCATCAAGTGCTGTGTTGTAGCCAGCCATGCGAGTCTTGTTCTGCTCTTGCAATAGATTAGTGTTTACGTCGCCCATGGTCTGACCAAGAGCGTTTGCATAGCGTTGGCTACCCAAACCACCAGAGCCAACAAAGCCAGCCTTAAGCTGAGGCATCAGATTACGCTGTACGTTTGTAGCGCTTTGTGCACCTAGTCCACCAACCACAGCCTCTTCGTATGGGTTGTAGAACTTAGAGATGTCAGCTTGGCTAACATCCATGCCCGACTTGCCTGCTGTCAAAGCTTGGTTAAGAGGATCTTGATAACGCATCAAGGCTGTAGGCGCGTAACTAAATACGTTTTTCTGTTCTTCAGTCAGCGGTGCAACGTAAGGAGATCCCGCTGTAATCAAATCAGCTTGGTTCGGCGGGGTATAGGCTTTTGTTGTTGGATCAAAAGAACCCATGTAGGACTGCCCAGCCTGCGAAAGCTTGGACAGATAGTCCGTGTAGTAGTCAGGCGTGGTAGACGTCGTTGTTTGCGTCTTGGTTACGTCTGGTGGTGCGGCTCCAGTAAATAGTCCCATGGTGTGCTCCTTACCGTTTCTTTAGGTAATCTAGTGGTGATTTCAATGCGGGTGGGGGAAGGTCTTTTGCCCCCTTAGACCGCGCTCTATCACGAATTGAATGCATCATTTCGTATAGTTTATCCGTTCCTGCCTTTGTTGAGCCATTTCCTAGTGCAGAAACCACGTCCGCAGGGAAAACAAACTCACCGTCAGCCAACATGGCAGGGATGTCGTCAGACTGACCATCACCCTCACCAGCTACGTGTTTGCCGTCACGGAAGTCTTCGCGACCCTTGTGCATGGCAGGGAGTCCACCTTTTGCCGCCAAGAGTGGCAAAGCCATGCCACCTTGAGCCATAAGTGGTTGTACGTATCCGCCTTGGGCATAACCCCGATCACCTTCAGTCTTTAGACCAAGGATATCGTCAATGCTCTCAGGCTCTTCGCCGTAGTTGTACGTTTGTTTTGGTGGTGGCTCTTCACCAACAGATTTAGCCGCCAAAATCGCCGCCAAGCGAGGGTCTACGCCTTGTTGCATCATGTTTTCCTTAGCCATGTCTTGGCGAATTTTATTAAATTGTGCCAAGGGATCCTTAAAACTTTCTTTGGTCATGTAAGTCTTAAGGAGTTGCTCCTTCAAGAACTCGGTTGGTTTACCACGCCCACCTTGAGCTGGTGTGCCAGCAACAAAAGTAGATGTGGTTCTTGGAATAGAAGTACTTGTGGAAATGCTTGTACCTGTCCCTGTCCCTGTGCCTGTGCCTGTGCCTGTGCCTGTACCCGTACCCGTTCCAGTACCTGTCCCAGTTCCAGTTCTAGTTCCAGTCCCTGTCCCTGTCCCAGTACCCGTTCCAGTGCCTGTCGATGTTCCTGTAGAAGTGCCAGTAGAGGTTCCAGTACTTGTACCTGTAGATGTACCAGTAGACGTTCCTGTTGAAGTTCCTGTTGAAGTTCCAGTGGATGTGCCAGTAGAAGTCCCTGTACTTGTGCCCGTACTTGTGCCCGTACTGGTTCCTGTGGATGTTCCAGTAGAAGTACCAGTCGATGTACCAGTAGACGTTCCTGTAGATGTTCCTGTAGATGTTCCTGTAGATGTTCCTGTAGATGTTCCAGTGCTGGTTTCCGTAGATGTACCAGTTGAAGTACCTGTGCTAGTACCTGTTGATGTCCCAGTACTTGTTCCAGTTGAGGTGCCTGTACTTGTTCCCGTAGAAGTTCCTGTAGATGTTCCCGTGGAGGTTCCTGTGGAAGTTCCCGTACTTGTTCCAGTTGAAGTCCCTGTGCTGGTTCCCGTGGAAGTACCTGTAGATGTTCCTGTACTTGTCCCAGTAGATGTACCTGTGGAAGTGCTACTGTTTGTTGATGTACTTACGCCAGTCGATGTACTAATTGATGTACCTGTAGAAACAGACGTGCTTGTCGAAGTATTAGTACCTGTTGATACAGATGTGCTGGTTGAAACATTTGTACCTGTGGTAACAGATGTACCTGTTTGAACACCACCACCAGTACCAGTAGTCGCTGTACCACTGCCGCCACCAGTTCCAGTAGTTGCAGAACCAGAGCCAGTACCAGTAGTTCCTGTACGTGCTTTGGCGGCGGCAATGTCTGCATCACTGATACCGAACTTTGCTTTAGCTTCAGCAATTTGTGTAGGCGTTGGATTGCCGCTTAAGAAGGCATTGATGCTGTTGTAGTACGAATCCAAGCCTTGATTGTTCTTGGCGTATTCATAACCAGCACTATTAGCTCCAGCCGCACCCGCCGCTCCAGCATCGCCAGAACCTCCAGCAGTAGATCCACCAGCAGTAGATCCACTAGTAGATGTAGATCCAGCCGCCGCAGAAGATGATCCAGCAGTTGATCCAGCGGAAGCAGAGGTAGAACCAGCAGTTGAAGAGCCTGATAAGGACTTACCAGAAGCTAACTGAGATGCCGCAAATGCATCAGCATCACTAGCGCCAGCATTCTTAGAAGCAATGAATGCCGACAAAGCTATATCGTTGCTTGCGCTAGAACTTGAGTTAGAAGCGTATTGAGAAAACTTATCAGCAAATTGTTGGTCACGTTCTTTTTTCTCTTCCTCGGTCAGAACGGTTTTTTCTTTTTTGGCTGTGACAAAAATTGTGTCAATTGCTTCTTGAGTTGTCGGATCAGCCGCGGCTATTTTTAACTGATTAAATTGCTCATCAGTAACATTGATACCAGCCGCCTTTAGAGACTCTTTGGTTGTGCTAGGGTCTTTGATAAAGTTAACAGTAGCGGCGACAGAACTTGCTTCTTGTTCTGTCGGTTTTTCGCCGCTAGGCCCTCTTGCAAACCAAGCGGCAAGCGCAACAGCTCCATGACCAAGAATATCAATAGCCAATGGAATAAATGCTAGTGCTGTCTTTGTTCCCTCTTGACCTTCGATGCTTGCCATGGTGTCGGCAAATTTACTGACACTTGCAAGTTGCGTGTCAGACAAGTTGTTCAGCGCGGTAGAAAACGAATCTGTACCAGACAATCCGCCAGTAATCGGTGTACCCAATGCGGTTGAATTATTGTCGTACAAGGCTTGCAAGTTGGTCAAAGATCCAGCGTCTAAACCAGAGGTCTTTGTGGCTGTACCAGTAGTTCCAGTTGTTGTTGCTGTACTAGCTTTTGTGGCATTTGCAAGGTTGTTAAAAGCATTCGTAATGTTGCTTTGGTTTCCTGATTGAATAGCCTGAACCAATGAAGTTGCCGCGCCAGCAATATTTAAATCTGAGCTCTTTGTCAAACTAGCAATGTTGCTCAGAGCCGCGCCAGTATTGCCAGATTGCAAGTTTGTAATTGCACTGGCAACAGACAACCCATCTCTCACTTTGGCAGATGTATCAGCGCCAACAGCTCCACTCATAGCACTGGAGATGGATTTGTCCGAAGACAAGATGTTCAAAACAGATGCAACATCTGTAGCTTTCAATAACTTGGAGGCGAGGTTTACATTCCCAAGCGTAAGGCTTGTTCCACCAATTGTCAGGTTAGGAGAAGCTGTAGCGGCGCCAGCAAGTGCACCAGTTACAAAGTCACCACCAGTCGCTTGAGCCAGAGTTCCAGTTAATAAACCTGTACCAAGCGCTGAGTTCGCCGCATTACTTAAATTAAGACCAAGAGTATTTGAAACCGTTGAACCTACGGTCGATCCAAGACCCAAACCTGCTGGGCTGGTCAAATAACCAGACGCCGCCATGACAAGTGGTTGCAAATCAGACAGAACCTGTTGCCACGTACTTGTATCTTTTGCGGAATACAAGAACGTGCCGTTTGTGTCGTAATAATTTACAACATCGCCAACATGCTTGGCAAAACCACCAAGCTGAGCTGGCGCTGTAATTGGTGTTGCATCTTGACCTTGACCTTGATAGCCAACAATCTCCGCAGGCAACTCCCACGCCATCCAACCGTCACCCAAATCAGAGGGGTTGTAAACTACCTTATCACCTTGTTCGGTTGTTTCAATAGTCCCAGTTGTTGCGCCTTGTTTCTGGTAAGCCGCATGTAAATTATCAAGCAGTGTCGATGTGCCAGTAGACGTTTTAGTAGATACGCTTGTGCCAACTGAAGTTCCAGTGCTTGTAGCGGTATTGTTTAGGACAGACAAACCGCTAGTTGTGTCTGCTCCAGTAGTTACAGCAGGTGTATCAGCAGTTTTGATGCCCTGACCGAGCACCCAATTCATGGTTGCATCATCAAGGTTGTAATGAGACTGGATGTCTGCTTTTGTTAAGCCAGAGTCGGCAATAAGTTTATTGGTAGCCGCATAGTCTCCGCGACCCCATGCGGCTGAAATTGCATCATAAGGATCAGCAACTGGTGGTGTAACAACAGACGTGTTGTTTAAAGTGGATAAGCCACCAGTTGTTGTAGTGTCTGCGCCAGTTGTGACTTGTGTTAAAGCGCCTGTATTTGCGGTTTTATTTGCCGCATCAGCCAATGTCAAATTATCGTTACCCCAATTACCAGTAATCAATGGGTTGGCAATAGTAGATAGACCACTTGTTGATCCAGTAGTAGCCCCAGTAGTAGATCCAGCGGTATAACCAGCCGTTTTGGCATCAGCTAAAGTTAGATTGTCATTACCCCAGTTACCAGTAACCAATGGGTTAGCGATAGTAGACAAACCACCAGTATTTGCTGTACCAGTTGTGGCTTGACTCAAAGCACCAGTTGTTGCTGTAGGAGCTGTTTGGTAGTACGGGGATATGGCAGACTCAATAACATCTTCAGATAACCCCATACCCCTTAACTGCGTAAGCAAGTTATCAGTGGCTTCTTTCCCACCAAAAGCGGAATACGCACGCTCGTAGCTAGGAAGAGTCGCAGGCGGAGTAGTAATTATTGATTCTGCCATTTTTAATTTACCGCTGGGTTAACTGCGTTGACGAGCGCTTCAGCCCATTCTTGCCAGTCGTTATAGATGTACGGCCCGGGGATGCCTTCGTTCGTAAACACATCAATACCCTTCAAACCCGCCGCCCACTCTTTCCAATCTGTGTTCGGTGTAGGAATCGACAAGTTCTGAGCACCATAAAGCTCAACCATAAGGCAAGCCCAAGATTCAAACGAATGATACCTTGGATCGTAGACCTGTGAGACGTTGAGAATGTTCGCCATTACGGTCTCACGTCGCCAATATCAGCATCTAAGAGAATCTTACCAACTTGGTAGTCCCCACCAGCCACGTTGGAGACAAACTTCAAGCGAAGCTCACGACGCTGTTCGCGCATGTCAACTTTTCCAGTATCTGGGTCAAATGGGTAAGGGCCTGTCGTCGTGTCCGTTGATTGCGCAAATGGTCTACCAGTCACGTAGACCGCCATCTCGCCTTCTTGGATAAAGTCAGGCTCAATACGCTCTAGGCGAAGCCATCTGTTCTCACCTACTGGCGATGGTTGGGATGGGCCTCCAGAGACCAAACCCAAGTCATTTGTCTCAAAGAAAGACTCAATCGCAAACGCTGAAATGTCTTGAACCGCATCAGTGCCAATCTCGTGTTGCCACAAGGATACAAAGTTAACCACCTGATTGACCGTGATAATCAAACCTGAACCCACTGGGAGTGAGGCAGATAGGGTGTCACCAACAACGTAGTTCTTGCCCTTGGAGAAGATTGTCACAGAGGTAACAATACCTCCAGCCACAACAATCGTAGCCGTTGCGCCTGATCCGCTTCCACCTGTAAGCGCTTGGTTGGTGTAGGTTCCGTTGGTGTAAGAAGTACCACCAGCGGTTAATGTGATTGCGTTCACGCCACCAACTTCATTGGTCTCCCATGACGCCCAAGTTGGATAGTGAAAGACCTGAGAGAAGTAACCAGCAGAGCGACGAGCGCCCAAAGCCTCGCCTGCGTCGTACCAAGTATTCTCACGAATGTTGTAGATGATCGCATCCGTACACTCTGTTGCATCACCGCGTGGGTAGAACCACCAAATCTCACCAAAACGAGGAACCTTTGAGACCCAAACCTTCTCGCGCTGGGCGTAGTTTAAGTTGTCAAAGAAGTAGTTTTGGTTCATGTTGTTCGGAATCTCCTTAACAACACCGTTGTAAAGCAAGAATCGATCAACACCGCACCAATAATAGATACCGTCATACTCAATAACGGACTGAGAAGACAAGATAGAAGACTGAGAAGAGATCAAGTCATAGCGCCAGTATTGGGGAGGAGTTCCAGCACCACCAATGAATGACACACGGATGAGGCTGTCAAGGCTCCAAAACAGCCCAGAAGGCGCGTTTGAGCCGCCCCTGACGGGTAGCCCTTGGACAACCTTTCCAGTCGCTACAGAGACCTCATTAGCGTCTGCTGAGACCCAATCATTTATGTTGCCCGCTGAACAGTTCTTGATCAAACCGTCATTACCGTACACGAACACATAAGGATGAAGAGAAACAACGCCACCAGAAACCGAGATGTTGTTGTTAAACGTGATGGTTGAAGCACCAGACGTTGTAGCCGCGGCAGAGATCACCACGTTTTGAATCTGTCCAAGGGTGAAAACCAAACCAGTAGTTGTTCCTGCCGTGGTAACAATTGCTCCACCGCCAGAAGTGGCAGACAAGGTAAATGTCGTGGCGTAGTTCGTGGCAATGATGTAATACCTAACTCCAGAGGTAATACCTGTTGCTGTTCCAGTATTAGTTCCAGAGACAGTTACCGTCTGACCAATATACAAACCTGTTGTCGAGGTACAAGAACATTGTCCAGCAATACCAGTTACGGCTACAGCATTCAGAACAGGCACGGCTAGGTTGGTTGAGACAACAGTAGTACCAGAGGGAATACCAGTTCCAGAGATAGATTGACCAGCGCCAATCTGAAGGTTTTGTGTTGATAGGTAAGCAGTGGTGGTGCTGTTCAAATACATAGAATCAGTAAAAACACCAATAGCGGACAAACTAGTGCCAGTGATGTTTCCACCTAAGACAGGGGTGTTGATGTTGTTGTCGATGAGGTTAAGAGATTGACCGGGGTGCGCCAACAGCAAGTTATCCCCAGAACCACTTACGTCATAGAACGTATCAAACTGCCAAAGGTTATTGTCCGAGGCGGTAAAGTTTGACAGCGTAAAATCAGTCACGCCAGCTCCCACGCCGTTGTTGTCAATAGGAACAACCTGCAAACCCTTGGAGTGCCCATTAAACACGTTGTTAAAGCTTTGCTGTGGGTTGACGTAGATCCCGCGAGAGGGGCCTGAAATCCCAGCAGTGATCTGCCTATAACCACCTACCTTACGAGGGCGACCGCGCTGAAACCTTACCCAACGACCTGAGTTGTAGAACTCTTTGTCGAAGACAGTGCCATCGCGCTGGATGCCCGGCTTTGTGTCAAGCGCGAAGACTTTTTTTGTCATTAGAACGTGCCCCCAGCAACGCCACCCGTGAAGTTACCAGTACCAGCAATCGCCAAACCTGTTGCAGACAATGTAGATCTCACAACACCCAAAATAGCGGTGTTAAATTGTCCAGCTCCAGCACGATAAACACCAGTGTTTGTCTCACTTGCAAAGCTTAATGAAGGTGCACTGACAGTGCCATCAGACAATGAGACAGTGAGAATTGATCCAGCTTGTGATGTATTGGCGTTAAAAAAGTTAGTACCATCGCAAGCCAAAGTCACCTGCTGACCAGAAGGAATAACCACAGATGTTCCAGAACCAGTTCCTACGGTCAGCGTATAGCCGCCAGCGGTCACGGAGTTCTTGATCACATACAAGTTCACCACAGGTGGATAAACCACTGTCACGTTGCCTGTAAGCGTCCCTGTGTACGTCTGAATGGTGTTAGACGCCTCACTAGCACTTAGTGTGTAAGAACCAGTTGTTACAGCTTTAATCAATGAAGTGTAGAAAAACTGTGAGCTGACACCGTAGCCCACAGTAATGTAGGTTGTACCTGTACATACAATAAATGCTGACTCTGTTGGGGCAAACGTCTTGGTAGACGCCCCGTCAATGTTGTCACCCGCTGAAATCACCATTGAACCTGTACCGCTGTTCTTAAACAGCACAAACCAATTATTGCCAAGGGTAGATGTAGATGGGAGCGTGTAAGTACCAGCACCACCAGACCAAACCAATGTCTGGGCTCTATCTGTAGTAGCAAAAACTCCACCAGTCACGATTGATTGAGCTGGGTGGCTTTGGTTCAGTGTTGTACCGCTTGCAACCAATCCGAAGCCTGCCAACGTCGCGGCATCAGCAGAAGAAGTTCCAGTGCCAAAAGCAATATTGCCCCACGTCCCTGTAACTGTTGGGTTGGCTGTGATGTAAACGTACTTAGACTGACCTGCGGCGATAGAGATTATCGTATTTGCGCCAGCGTAATCTTTGACCGTAAAAGTGTTAGACCCAACGTTACGAATCAAGGCATCTTGACCTACAGAGGCTTGGTTCGCTGGAGGCATGTACAGGCTAAGGCTGGCCGCGGATGCGGTAACGTCCATGATCCTAGCCGCATAGTCATCTGTGGCGTTGCCGTTGATAGGCCACTGTAATTGGGTGTTAGCACTCAGCGTAACAGAACGATAAGAGACGTCCGTCGGTTGAATGACGTTACCTGTGAATGGTGAGTTGTAGCTCATGTTAATCCTTAGCTGTCGTTAGCGATTGCTTGACGGTCTGCAAGACGCAACTTGTCTTCTGCTGTTAAAACGTCCATGATTAGCTTGTACTGAGCCTGCCACATAGGTACTCGTTCATCGTTCTTGAGGAATGGCATAGCCTGAAGCAAAGAGCCGTACAGCAGGGCTTGAGGCGCATAAATTGTGAACCAGTTGGTCTGATTAGAGCTGTCCAAAGGTTGAACGCGCTCGTAATACAAAACCTCAAAATTGTAAGCCGAGGCAGGCGTAGGCGCCACCATCCAGTGGGTGTAGTCGTAGTCGCAGTAAAACTTAGGGATGTCCGTAGCGGCAGGGTCTGGCCAGTATTCACGAAGGTATTCATACCTGCGGTTAAAGACTGGCTGGCGCTCACCAGCTACAGTGATGTTCATAGAGACGGTTTTGTGCCAACGAGCAGGCTTGTCAATCACGTTAGCCCCAGCAGTCATTGTGCTGGTGTTAACCGTCAAATTGCCCAAAAACTTGATCTGAGAGGCTATAACCTGCTCAGCTAGCATGATAAACAGGGGGATCTTGTCCAACGTGGAGGCGTCATTACGCTCCAGATAGGACTGGATGTTCTCGACCAAACTGTCATAGGTCATAACACTTGCAGTCGCCATGCGTTCACCTCGTAGATTCGTTGTGGCATTTTAATATGCCTTTTAATTTAAAACAAGGCGCATTCAGCCGTTCTGCGCTTGGTTAGACCAGCCAGAACCTTACCGCCGCCTTTGTTCCACTTCATAAGCTCTTCCTTAGCCCCATCCCAGTCTTGAGCGTTGATCTTGCGCTTTAGGGTGGAGGTCTGGAGTCTTCCAGTGCCAAGGTTGTAGCAGAAGTCCACAATTGCGTTGCACTTGCGCTCGTCAGTTGCCAAGATGGGGCAGTTCCGCAGGACTCCCTGCAAGTACGTATGCTCTAGCTCCACCATCAAAAGCGCTCTAGCCATAGGCTCATCCATCGGTGGGTCTTCAAGGGTTACCTTACGACCATCGTGGTAGTAGGTAGAACCATAGCCAATCGTAGCAATACCCGCAGGACACAAATACGGTTTAGCCTTGTAGCCCTCGAACTGGCGACACAGCGCTGAGGCTATCTCTAAGTTCATAACCCACGTTGCTTCAGAGTTCTATCGAGGAACCAATAGTTAATTGTCCCAGACAACAAGGCGGAGAAGTCAGGTGTCATCATGGTTTTAAACACTTCTACTGCTGGCGCACCAGCAAGCCATGCGTTCCATGCAAACCATACGTGAATAAACGACCAGACAAACAGCACCCAATATGTGACCACTGGACGCACAGATGCTGACAGACTAGCAACCCAACCGCCTGCGGCTTTGACCATCTCGGCCTGCTGAGTGATGGCGTTGTTGAACGCATCCATGACACCTACGTCAATAGCGGCTTCACGTTGAGCGCCAATCTCAGCTAACTTCATCTGGCCACGCAGTTGCTCCAGTTCGCACTGGCGGGAGAACATCAATAGCTCATGGGCACGTTCATTTTTCTTATCAAAGAACTTTAGTACCTCGGGCGCAAGGCGGAACAGACCGCCAAACACAGATCCCAGAATACCGCCAGATAGGATTTCAAACATTATTTTTTCCCTAACTTTTCACGTTCTTCAAGCAAGCGAACTTTGACTTGCAACTCGTTGATGTGGTTCATCAATTGCTCTTTCATAATGGCGCGACGCTCGGCGCTGATAGGGCTGTCCGTAGGTACGCCTTCTTTGGTAATCAAAGCAGGCATCTGGCCTTCAATCTTAGTCAGGCGCTCAGAGAAAGAGTTGACCTGCCCCAGTAGCCACGCCAACGACATGACAACGATAGGTATTACTGCTTTGAGTGCGTCTGACCAATTCATATCAACTCCAACTCCATGCAATTATGTACGTGCCATAGATGACAAACGCAATTAAAAGAGTCGCCGCAATGAATGCTTCGACCCAATCCCTCATGCTATAGCCCCAAAAGCTTTTTGACGAACTCGCCCGCGACGCCGGGGCCAAACAACACGCAGACGATCACCCCATACAAGAGGTATTCGATCTTGGTCATGCGCTTGTCCCCATCGCGCAAAGAGCGGTCTATGCTGTTGTAGCGCTCTGAGCAGATGGCTTCATGCACAGCAAGCTTAGTCTCCACTTGTTCCATCTTCAACCTTTGGAACCTCTGGTGGTTTTGCGGCTTCTTGAATCGCTTGGATTAACCCATAAACTTCTTGATAGGGGCGTGTGCCAAGGTAGCCAAGAACTTGGTTTACAACTTCAATGTCAATGTGCAATTTCATGTTTTTCCTTATACCGAGGCGTTACGAAGTGGTGTCAAGTCTTCCGTCGTCCAAAAGTCTTTAGCCAACATGATGTTCAAATGCTCTTTGTTGCGGCGCAAGCAATCGGCCCAGTCTATGTCGCTCATGTGCTCAGGCTTGCCGCCGTTGATGAGGTTAACGCTGTCCATTGCGGCACTGTAGTGTCGAGCAATTTGCTCTGGTGTTTGTGTATCCATGATTTACTCCGGTTGTGTTGGCCAAATGATAGTCCAAGGAAAGCCTGCCTGCGTGGTGATGTCGCGCAAAGCTTGGCGGTATGTTGCCCATGCAGTTTTATCTGCGGTGCTGTCGGCAATCTGTGTCCAGTCGCAGTCTTTGAGCAGTTGGGTACGCTGGTTGCGTACAGATGTAGCTTGCTCTGCGTCCTTCATTGCCTTGTAAGCAGTTTCCTGCTCGGCGGCTGTCTGGGCAGGCTGGCCTTCTGATGCGGCGCGGTCTGTGAACACTGGGCCAAGAATATACTTTGTGTACCACTTGCCATCAATCTGTTCAACGCCATCACGTTGAGAGTATTGATAAACAGTCCCACCTGTTGCTTGTGCGCCTTCCAAGACTACATCAGCACCTAAAGCCTCTAAGACTTCAGTTGTTGTTGTTTCCCATGATGGGCCACCATTAGCTTTTGTGTATGCACGAAATTGACTTTCGTACATGACTGCGCCTGTTTCTCTGATTCTTACTTGCATGATGTTCCTTTATGTAAGGTAGGCAAAGCCTAATTTTTGATTCCTACAACGCCAGTTTACTGTTGGTTCTGGCATACGCAATGCTTTTGCACATTCAACAGCAGAACCCCAAATGCCATGTGGCGTTCCAACCATTTTGGCAGAATAATGTTTTGAACCACTAATTGATGCGCTTAGTTTTGCTTTCACTTCAGGCCTGTGCATAGCGTTGTTTTTACCAGCACTCCAAGGGTGAGGCATACCACGCAACGCCTCAGATTTTTTGCGTTTGGTTTCATTGCTATCAAGTTTGCCTAAATTACCGTCACGAACATTGTGTTTGCCAAGACCAATAAACACGTTGCCTACTTGATAACAACCAGCATCACCGACACGGCACATACAGTATTTTTCTGCACCCCGACCTCTTTGTTCCCATTTACCCGAATAAAGCCAAATTTGTTTCCATTCATCAAACGTCAACACAAACTCAACCCCACGCTGTTTAGCGTTAGATTTTTGTTGCGTGTACGCTTTGAGATACGGGTCTTTAGTCATATCAAGAAATGGCAAGGAAAATGTATGTCCCGCCAGAGGCGTTGATGCCAGCCGCTGTGCTGACTATTTGAAAGCCGCCAGTTGTTGTGTAGATGCTGTTGGCGTTTACTTCAGCGGCTGTAGAGTTTAGTAACAGTGATGGGTCTGTACCTGCTGTCATGCCACGGGCCGTGTCCCAAACATACCAATCGCCTGTGCTATCGGTGCGCTTGATGAGGACAAACCTTGCACCGCCCGTGAAGCCACAAGAAATAGTCTGCGTTGCGCCTGTGCCTGTGTATGAGCCTACTTTGGAAACGCCGGGACAGGTTGCAAAAAGGTAAGTAACGTAGGTTTTAGTATTTGTGTCATCAGCCAATCCAAATTGAGTTGCTGTAAACCCAGTTGATCCAAAAAAACCAGCGGCATCCGTTCTGTTTAAAGATAGGTAATTACCCAGCGTAGAAGATGTTGCATAAATAACAGTCCAATAGAAAAAACTGCCATCTCTTTGTTTTGTAATAGAAAGTTCTGGGGCTACAGTAAGATTATGATTCCGGGCGGCATAAGTCCCATTCCCTGTATAGCAAACCACATCAAAGAAGCTGGGCGCTCGTGCAAAAGCATAGTTAATAAAATTTGTGTTTAAAGTTCCAGCGCCTGGGTTACTTCCTAAATTTGTATCCCAAGTTATTGAATTAGCTGCTTCCGCATTAGTTGAACTACTTTGTAAAGTATTTCCACCTGTTAATCTTGAACTAAATTGTTGAGCATTACCAGCACTACCATTTCTAAAACCAACAATGTTGAAGTCTGCAACAGAACCTAAGTATCGTTGAACATTTGTATCTGTTCCATAAAGAAAATCTGGTTTAAACACCTTAGTCGCATCCGTAGGCACTTTCATTGGGCCTCTACGAATGGCTATGTAGATGTATGTAAAAGATGGAGAAGCACCATTGATAGAAAAACCAGTTGCATTGGGAACAACAACACCAGCATCTGCCTGTTCTGCGTCAGACAAATTTGGTTTTAATACAGGCTCTCCAGTAGGTGCGGTTACTGGCATACCACGCATTGAATCAACAAGTCGCCAGTTGTCCGCTACATCTGTTGTTTTGTATAAAACCCATTGAGGCTCGTAACCAAGGCTAACTTGAGATACATTTCCAGAGCCGTTAGTAGTAAACGACCCACACGAAATAACATTGTCTGTACCAGTCAGACCAAAGCCTCCTGCGTTGGAAGCAAAAAGATAGGCAACTATTGACCTATTTGCCCCAAGCCAACCGCTTGCAACTGTTACGGTTGTGCTATCTACGCTAATCCAATTTGTTGCGTTTTGTTGTGCGGCAGAACTTTGCAGTTCTAAATATTTAGATGTTCCAGTAGATTGATGATATGTTATCCAACTACTAGCCACATCTGTTGATTTCATAATTACACATCCGGGAACAGAACCCAAGTTGTGAGAAAAAGTTCCTCCACCAGAACCATTAGATGTAAAAGTCACAACATCAAAAAACTTTGCTTGCTTGCGGAATGTCCATGAGACATAGTTTGCTGGAGATGTGGTAGTTCCATTTACTCGAGATGACGAACCAAGAGAAAATCCTGTTGAATTAAATGACGTAAGTGATTGCGCGATTGTTGATTGGGGGTCTGTGGTGTTTGTAATAAGATAATTTGTTGCGCCTCTAGCGGTATCAAATAAAACATGGTCATCACCAAAATTACGATACTTAATCCAAACTAGCCCACCTTTACCTGTCAAATCAATACCATTGGTGATGGTCTGGGATGTGCTATTGCCATTATATAGCCATGTACTAAACACATCTTCAATGTAATTGACAGCACCGCTCTGAGCAAACTGCCCAAAACCGCCTGACGATGGGGAACCTTTAGCACCGATAATTGGCATGGTCAGTCCTTATGCAAACTTGGTTTGTGAAGCCAACACAGTGAATGCCGCACTACCAGTTTTAATCACAGTATAGACATAAGTATCAACAGAACTTGCGTTACCAGCGCTAGGTGCAGTACCACCTTGCCACTTAGGTGTAACAGAAGACCCATCTACTTGAACTGCGCTGTTGTAATAAGCAGTTGAACCTTGAGTAACCAAGAACGCAACAGTCATTGATTGACCTGTTTGCATAATGCTGTTCAAAGTAACGCCTGATGCACCAGTTAAGTTAACTGTCCAGTTTGCAGAAGCATTGGATGTGTAGTACAGAACTGATTGGCTACGGGCGTAATAAGCAATTGTTCCTGTTGCCGCAGTTGCGGAAATAGTGGCTTGCTCAAAGATAGCCATGTTGTGTTCAACAACGCCACGCAAGCGCGTGCTGGTAATAGAAGTGTTACCGATTGTGACTTCGTTGCTGACTGTGGCAGAAGATGCCTCAGAGTTATAGCCAAGCAGAATGTTGTTGGAGCCAGTTGTCAGGTTGTTCGTGCCTGAATTTCCCGCGGCTCGACCAATCAGTGTATTTTGTTGACCGCTTGTAACAGCTAATCCAGCACTATGTCCCAACGCCGTATTATCAGCCGCATCACTATTTTGTAATGCTGAACGACCAATTGCCGTGTTATTTCCGTTTACAGTGTTGGTATATAAAGACTGATAACCGTATGCTGTATTGCTACTACCAGTTGTGTTACTGTACATTGAAAATACACCAGAAGCAGTATTGGATCCGCCTGTAGAGTTTAAAATCAATGAATACCAA